ATCGCTATCGTTTTAGTTTGTTCAACGTCTACAACGTCTACAACACCAAAGTTATTGAATACATCTAACTTAATAGTATGAAACTTATGCTGAGGATACTTTGTGAATAGTTCGTGCATAACCTTAAATATATTGTCTTCTTCGATTATAGTAATAACTGATTCTTGGGTGTTCGTACTCGCTGTAACTAGAACTTTCATACTGTCCTTTTTAATAGAAGGTTTAATATTCTACGCTCTTGTAGAATTGCCATCCTACGTCCAGCGTTGTACATACGTGCATACATGTCCGATTCACAATGTTTACATGTAAACCTATCCCATAAAGCTACACCGTGTACACACATTGTATTTACTACTTTCATATTATCCTTTAGCTAATTTATCACCACATGTCTTGCATACACACAATTTAGTAGTATATTTTGATTTAAATATAGTCGGTGTGCCACATATAGAACAATTTAGTTTATATTTACGAATCTTCAACGTTAGTGGTGGGCTAATAGATATACCTTTATACTGATTTGATACCAACCATTTATCGTAATTCCCATTTGGATAGAAGCATACGTTTACATCCTTGCATTTTGCTTGCACACCAATATATGTGAGGTGGGTATTAAACCTATTTTTTGCTTTTTCTAAGCGTTTATGTGCTATACCGTATACTATAGTGTCGCTATCTTTTAAGCTGTATACGTTGTGGTATGTTACCTTCATGGCCATGGCAATAACTCCACATTAAATATAGAGGTGAATACATTACACTTTAATACTACATACTCGATATATGGTACTTCATCTTCTGCTATACCAATGGACCATTCCTTTCCATACCTTTTGAATATCTGCATCATACGTATTCCAAATTCACTAGATTCTATTTTACTTTGATACAGTCTTCCAATGAATGCGTAGTAGAGACGCCACGTATCATCAACGTGTACGTCGTCGTTATGCTTTAAACTTATCTTTAGTGTAGGCATGATGCCCTCCTTATTGTTTGTTGTGGTGCGCCAGGTTGGATTTGAACCAACGTTGATGTTATCTCCACCGCTACGGTACTCCGATTTATAAGAACGGGCCGGTACTGGCGCATAAAGTTCGTTTGTTTCACATGTATATTATAGCCTGTCACAGCTATTGTCTCATGCATAGGACAAACGTTCCCAAAACCTACCATGTCACTTTTTATCTAAGTCAGTCATAGCATGGTTTGACTTCCTGTTAGTTAGGATTTGTCTTCGTCGCTTCTTTATTAGCTGCGCGAACTACCGTAGCTAAGTAGTCTGCTTGTTTCATATTTTGTACAAATACATACCATGTAACAACTTCAGGTGAAGTTGTTGGTATCTCTACTGTATACACTATTCCAGCTTCTTTAAAGTGTCGCTCGAATATAGAGAGCTTCCACGTATCGACTAAGATGATACATCTAATAGAGGTTGTATGTTCACCTATCATTCACCCTCCGGTACATATAACACATACCATAACGCGCTCTCTGCATATGTTATGGACATGTACTCTTGGTAATCTTTACCTTCTATTGTACTTTTAATAGCTGCTACAGTTAGTTGAACGAGAGTTTGACACTCCGTCCACGTCGTATTACTATTTAGGTTCCATTGTTTCTTAACGTGCTTAGCTGCGCAAACCGCTATACTCCACAATATAGGATTCAAATCCTTTAGTGTATCTTTTACGTTGTAGTGTGTGACGTTAAAATATGGCATTAGAGGTTCATCCCTTTATCTTTAATCATATACTCTCGCATTATATTTGCATACGTTTCTACCAGATTCACTCTAATAGCTAAGTATCCTTTACGTACTAATACGTAATCTCTACTGGTACATTCATTGTATACTTTACGGTTCAAATTAAAATATGTATCAGAATTGTACCAGTCCATAAAACTACTACAAGAAGCATGTTTATTGATTTTACTAACTGCTAATCCTATAGCTAAAGAGAAATCAATAAGCATTATAAACTGATTATACGATTCAGCACAATTAATTACTAGCGGATGATGGGTGTGCCCTTTCTTGTACAGTTCACCGTTACTTTTACGCATTGTTATGGCGCCAAGTTTCAGATGCTCCACACTAGCTATTATTTGACAGCATTCCACTAGTTGCTTTCGACCCCTTATAGGGTCAGCTTTCATTAATTCGTATGCAGCGTGTGCGTAGTCTGGATGTGATATAAGTAAGTTCATGTTGAACTCCGTGTATGCTATTGTCAATAGTGATGGTGCCACTGGCAGGAGTCGGACCTGCTGTATCTTTCTTACAAAGAAAGCGCCTTACCGTTCGGCTACAGTGGCATATTAAAAAGCTCTCTAAGTATGCTTTGTGGTACGCTTCTACCATATTTAGTGTGAAAACTCTTATTTAATCTACATATGCTACACTTACAATATCGGTATGATGATAATGTGCCATGCACATTTCTATTCTTTGTTACTGTTTGACCTCTTTCTTCTATACTCTTTACAGTATGACACTGTTTACACAATAATTGACATTTATCTAATTCTTTGTATCTGTCAAACTGGGATATCGCATATTTTTTTGATACCTCAAATACCTTTTGCGTTCTATCTTTATGGTCTATCTCATAGCTATTATATTTGTTACCACAAATAGAACACTTATCTCCTAGATACTCATACATTTCCCTTTTTATACGATAATAGCGTTCTAGGTTATATACTCGCATGTATGCATTGTATTCTTCTCTAGTTTTAACCATATGAAGGTATTATAGAGCAGCATTATATTAAGTCTACTGTTATTATTGTGGTGCTCTGCAAGCTATAAGTTAAACTAAATCTCAGCTTATTACCACATAGAATGTTTATATTTATAAAAGCACCGACTTTACAGGGTGTGCTAGGCCCACAAGATGTAGACGCTATATGCTATATAATAGCTGCGTGGACGATGCCTCGCCGTGTGCGTCTTTTTATACTATATGCTATTAACACATTGCTTCATCTAATACGATACCACGAATTGGATCAAACCCCTTTGTTGATGGGATTACGATTTGTGTGGGAGGTAGTGTCGTGTGCGTCGTGGTCTCTGGTAGAGATACTGGTTTGCCTACGACGTATGGCTTATCGGGTTTAATTGTAGGTGTATTCATTACTGTTGCCCTCTGTTAATAGTTGTTGTTTTGCTATCGTTCACACGAATCTTTCTACCACCAATTATAGGATCATATCCTTTTGTAGTAGGTAGTGGAGGTACTTTATTCACTGGCTCTGTTATATTCTTAGTTAATACAAGTGTCTGTTGTCCATTCACATTTGTAGGACCCACGCGAGGCTTGTCATAATTATGCGTCGTGTTCTCAGCTCCAGTAGGTGTCGGTGTGCCACTCGGTACTTTAGGTCCATCAGCAGTTAGCTGTGTGTATCGCATATTAAGCTCATACTCTGGCGCTAATACAGGATCAACGCTCCATAGTGCACGACTTTTCTTCTCGCTTACAGTAGGTGTGCTAGTTCCTAGTTTCTTAGGCACACTACTCTCTTGTGGACCATCTAGGTTTACTTTTTCATAAGGTTGTTTATTCATGTTGTATACTATATCTCGATTCTGCTAATAGTCAATAGTTATAAATCTACTTTACTCCCATTATAACATCGTGCCATCTGTTCCATTTGCATGGCGATGCCATATCCTTATTCCAATACCCTATTACCGCCTTTACTTGTGCATCCGTCAAACGGTGTCCTTGAATCAAACGACGTAGCCAGAATCTCTCTCTTTCATTGCCTTTTATGTATGTACGTTTTACATTGCGAGGAATCAAATTTTTATGCTGTGTATGCGTCATTCCTATGTCATTCTGCAAGCTAGTACGTCTTGTTCTAATAGATGGTAGCATTGCATTGCGCAGCGCCTTCGCCGCTTGGAGCACTACCCATCTAGTTGTTAATAGATGATCTGGACGCTTTAATTTACCATCATCGTTAAAATCAGATGGTGCATAAATAGAGTAATTATGGAAATCTGGGTCATTGTGCCTATTATAGGTGTTATTAGACATTCCTTCCATTACCCATAGTGCATGCTGTATTGTACTACGCACTTTTTTAGGTGGAGGTGGAAATGTCATATGATATCCTCGTGACTTGTATTATACCACAAAATACTTAAAAGTCTAATGTTATAAACTATTATAAATATCTATAAACATCTTGCGTCTTACGTAGTTAACTATATAGTGCGCCAGATTATTTGACAACTAGCTGCATAGATGCGAATAGATGCTGAAGGGTGACAGAGCTTATTTCCCGACAGAATCAGCGTATTCCTGGGTAGGTTATTCATCCCTCTGATCGTAACATAGTTTATAGCACGATGGCCCGCATGTAGTCTAGTCCTATACGCGGTTACGATATGGATAATAGAAGGCTACCAGAACAACGAGTAACTAGGGAGTAGAGGCTGCCATATGTACCTTCAATTCTAAATAGCCAATGATGCAGTTAGGTTCTTTCGTGTATAATTGTATGTTTCCCACCTTGCTTTGTAGAAGGTGGGTTTACTTGTTTGATGATATTAGGCGGAAAATGTAAGGAAATATGGGATGTGATGGGTAGAGAACGACGTGGGCGTCGCTTCATTAATCCTAAACCATATATACATACAAGAGAGAAAAAGCCTACTTACCAAAAAAATAAATTAAAAAATATTACTATACTCCAGTATAGTATAAATAAATAAAAAAAAAAAAAAAAAAATAAAATATACATATCCTCTCTTGTATGTATACACTACTTCTAACCTGGTTCCCCGGCGCCCACGTCGCTCTCTACTTCCACGATACCTGCATCATAATGCGCTACGCAATGTATCTTCTACCTTGAGGGAGGAACGCGGCGTTCACGATGCACACAATATAAAGTTAATCCATAACTCCACCATATTGCAATGTGATATTAATATAGTGTTTATAAAGTGTGCATCGTGAATGACATGTTAAATGTAATATACTACAGTACAGGATATTTGAGGTACTGTAAAATAGGGGGGTCCGCCAAGCGGCGTACGCTATAGGAAGGTGTACCCTCCAGGATGGCGCAAGAATTGCGTTTCTTATAGGGTAGGACGAACGATCGGAGGGTACAAGCGGCAAGGATACCCATTTAGGAATTATTCCAAAAATAGCCTGCGTTCTAGGGTCCACATAGACGGTATGTAGGGAAATCCTACATACATATTTACATGAGCACACGACGTTCACGATGCACACGAAGTAACGTAGTTCATTAAGTCTACGCCATTACAATGTGTGAATCGTGAACGTCGTATGGTGGGGTGTAGGAGCGTTTGTCTTATACACTAATAAACATTACGACGTTTACGATGCACACAATGAACGAGTAGTTGTTGCAAACTACATATATACTTATATGAGTTTTCAGCTAGGTTCATATAAGCACATAGTATTCAGTGTGTGCATCGTGAACGTCGTAAGGGAGTTAGACATTCGCACTAATAAACATATTATCTTCTACGATGGTGAACATATATGCGTTTTCGTTATATATGTTGCGTGTATGAAGTAGCCATATGGCTTCACGCTTTGAGATTTCTACGTTTGTCAATAAATTGCGTCCTTGTAGTACGACGTACACGTTGTGGACTTTGTTAAGAATATCAGAGATACTAGTCATTAGATGATCCTATTGAGATATTGCGACGCATACGCCTTAATATGGTATACGTCGTGGATGTCATTAAAGAGAAAACCTAGAGTATGTTTGTCTTGTCCGCTTTTAGCGACAAGGAGTACACCGTATGATTTGTATAATGGGACATCTGCTACAATTTTAATTGTATGCGATGGTCCGTATTTTGTAAGAAATTGACGGATTAGTAGGGTATTAACCATAATAGGCCAATGCTAGCGCTGATACAACTAGCGCGATTACAAGCCATACATCACTGGCTGAAAGTCGTGTATCCCATTTAGGCGGTTTGGAGTACATGGATTGACACCCTTTCGTTGTGTAAGTCGATGAATGAGCACATATCTATTGCCATATTGAAGGCAATATCAAAAGACTTGGCGAATGCAATAGTGCGTCCAGCACAACGTATGATGTACATGATGGCTCCTATGAAGCCTTATATGTGGTTTATTCCACATGATTAGGCATAACAACGTTTAGCACATTATTTATTTAGTGTCCGCGAGCATCATAGCAAGGAACGTTGAACCTTGCTAGATTATAGAATCGAACACTCTATGCGCCATGTGCCATGGCAACATTGCTATACAGCGATACAATCCATACGTCACGTTTCGTGTGTGGGAAACGCAACGAACGTGGAAATAGATATAAACAACGCACGCAAAGCGCACGATGCTGGTCTACTCCACTATATGGCACCCTAAGCAACGCATACGACGATTCGTCACGTTAGAATGATATACGGTTGCACATCTTGTGCGCGCATCGGTTTCCGTCAGCGCATACCAATATATCACCCCTCGGAACTACCGCCTAGGGTTATGTTGTGGTGCTAGTAATTGGTGGCATACTAGCAATGCCTTGTGCTCAGCGTATAGCGCGGTAGAAACGAAGAGCGCCCTTCATGTGCGCGCTCTTTTGAGTCCATTCCAGTCCTGGCGTTGCAGCGATGGCCAAAGCATCGACAGCGGCAGCCGACAAGAGTGGACGGGATGCAGTTACAACAGTTGCAGCATGAGCCTTAGCAGTCTCATCCCCATAGCGTTTTGCAATCTGCTGCGCTGACTCCGATGCGATTAGAGCGTGGCAGGCGTCACTAGACACCTTTAGCTCTACCGTGCTTTCATTAACTTTGATGCGTAGACCCATGGTATACTCCTCGCACATATCGTGCGCTTATGTGCCTTGTATGTGGCACTAGGTGATACCATATTATAGCTAGCCTCGTGCCAACGACGCACACGACGCACACGTTGTAACTTGTTATACCATATACACTTATAGCTTGTTGATATATACAACATATAGTGATAGTGACACATAGTGGCACCGTGGCGATACACACGTTGTAACTTGTTATACTATATACACTTACACTATGCCACATATTGGCAACGTTGTGACACTGTTTGTCATGTCCATTTATACAACGGGGGGAGGGTTTGAAACGTTTAATTTGTGGACGCCGTGCGTATAGTGCCGAAATAAAATTTGCACGGCGCACACGTTGCACTATACGTAACCATAATTACATCGTACACACCGTCAACATCATAACAACAACACACATCACAAAAAAATTTTTTGCAAAATTTTATAAACATATCATTTGCATTAAGGTACAAATACGATAGCATCTCTGTACATATGCGATTCACCTGTCCTAGAAGAATCTCTATAGAGTCTACAGCTAAGGATAGTGACGAGTGGATAGATGCATGTGTAGCATCAGAGTGCAGCTTCTGTGGAAGTATAAGTGGATTAGATTGCCTAGCATTAATAGAGAGCAACGTTGTATACCCTGTAAATAGGTATAAGATAAAGATAGCTAATAAACGTGTTTATCTTCTACATCTATCGGAGTTAGAGCAAGAAATGTTTGTATCTCTATATAATAATGGCATTATGGTAGTGGATAAAGGGGATTTCTCTATAGAAACTAGACCGTATTTTATGGTATGTAGTAGAGGATAATCCTATGGCCAGCTTAAATAATAAATTTCCAGGTATAGATTTTGGCACTAAGAACATTAGTGTTGAAGCTGGTCAATGTGCAGACGACAAAACGACGTACACGTTGACACTAACTGCCATACCAGAAGTAAATGGCGATCACACTGTAAGTATTGATCTAACGCCTACAGAGAACAAAGTAGCATGGTATTATGTTAATAGTGGATCAGACATACCTCTATTTAAAACAGCATCATTTCTATTTACAAGCACCGTAACAACGTATACACTGAAAGCAAAGACAGTAGCGACACATAGTGACATATTAGGAACAGACGATCTATTCGCAGAGCCGATGCCGTATAGCGTTGGGGCTATATATGCTCCTGCATGGGCTGGTGGGTATGGTAAGATTAAATGCAATATAAGTAAGAATCCTATTAAGTGTCCTACTATAACTGTGCTGACGGCATTGGAGACTATTTGTCCGGCTCCACCTGATATATGCGCTTTGGGGCATGATTTAGCATATCTACCTATTGATACTGGTAGCAGTTGTGACACTGATATAAGTGCGGTTACTATAGCTGGAAGCGACTGTCATGGTAACTTTTTGGCTTATGATATGATTAAGTACAATGCACCTAATAAGATTTGGGCTAGAACACATGATGGAGCGACATCTGTAGCAAACGCACCGTTTTGGGCTATTGGTGTTGATAGTTCATTTAGGCTACAGAGTATCAATGTAACTTCTGTAGCTGGAGCTAGAGAATGTCCATCATCTGGTGATAGTGGTAGTGGGGGAGGTGGTGTAGTAGCACATAGTATCTCTACCACTAATCCTGGTTATGTATCACCACAGACTAATAGTAGTGTAAGTGGATCAGCTACTGGACCTGTTGGTATTGTTGGTGTGTTTAGTTGTGGAGCTACTGGACCAGAGGTTCCTCCGAATCCTACTGGTAAACCGTGGAATGTAGCATGGCCATCAACAACAGTTGGTCCATCCTCTATGACATCATGGACACCATCTCCACCAGCAGGAGATGGGCTATATAGTGTAGCATGGCTAAATCAGATAATAAATATCACAGCTCCTATAGCTGGAACAGTATCGTTTGATGGATCATCATGGTCGTATTCTGGTAGTGTTCTAATAACTAAAGCGTGTGGTAGCGCGACAGTGCATATAACACCACAAGGTGGTGGTAGTCCAAGTGGCAGTGGAACAATACAAGATTTCGAAGACTCACCTCCTACTGTTAATAATTCAACACAGTCAGTAGTGTCATTAAATGGACTTCGTTCAGGGGCATCTATGGAGATATCCATTACAGCTACTGGGTCTAGACAGCACTTTGCTAATACAGTAGAGTTCTCTATGAACGCGACGCTCTCTGTGTACGTCTAACAATACCAATCAGCACGGCCTTCTTTTTTGCGACGTGCAATTAGTTCACGTATTGATTTATGTCCACCTATAGCGTATGACACAAACCCAGGAAGCATCTCTACGTTAAGCGCAGCATCTTCTGTAGGAACTTCTACTTTGATGCGATCTATAACCTCATATGTACCATTAATAAGAACACTACGTTTAGACTCTTGAAGTCTAGCAATAAGAATTTCTTTTGTTCTAGTAGCAATAGCAAGATCATTACCAGATAGATGCTTCGTAATCATATTAGCATCTTTGATTTGCTTATCTATTAACGCTATACCCTCTGTTCTAGTTAATATTGTTCTACGGTAATAGGCTACTTGAGGCATGATAACTCCTCTATCTTTTTGTTTAAACGTGCGATTTCTGTTTCATAATAGTCAATCATATAAAGTGCATCTCTACGTACCATCATGCGTCTAGCTATATCTATTAATTTACGGCTCCTAGCCGAGCCTGGAGAAAACTTACTAGTAATTTTACCTTTAACAAGTAACATATTAGGCTTGATTTTATTAGCTGTAGGAGGCTCATACGCAACCACTTGTGTATAAAACATTGTACTCATTCTAATGTTCCTTTTAGTTGTTCATGGTGTATTATTTTTGTACGATCATTAGCGGGATTTATTACAGACTTAATATTGAGGGCTGATGCACGGCAATCCAGATAATGTATACCAACACCGCCGTAAATAGTAGTATTAAACCCAATAACATTAAAACCCATGCGGCGACGTGTTTGATAAATCGGCAAAGTATATCCAGACTTATTGACATTATTTTCTGTACGCGCGATAATTCTATCATATTTACCTTTGTCTCCAGCATGTTTAACTGCTTCTGCGTAACGACGTTTCATACGTGGTTGAAAATAAATATTCTTATATTTAATACTGAACACGTCGCACACGAGGAATTTTATTGGGCGAGAATCTTTAACAATAATATCACTTACTATGAATTCATTCTTCATAGAGTCATACCACACATTATCTATCTTGTCTGCTACTTCCGTATCTACTAATAGATAAGAAACTCGATCTTTATACCTAGTGGCTTCTTGTGGGAGTCTGAAATGTCTACTAGCATCAGATGCAGTAGCGACCCAAGGATTGTTAGTAATATCATCACGTTGACGAAGCTCTAGTAGTACGCCTTCCTCTACTATATGTCTACGTATTATACTCTTGTTTATAGCTATAAATTGGTTATCGTTAGGATCTATACGATAATCTAATTGATTATTACGATTACACTCAGCTCTGATAGATGGTATCTCTTCTATAGGCATTCCCATAGCTGCGGATAATACCAATTTAGCTAGTTCAATACCTGTAGGTGTGTATAGTTTACTATTACTAAATACACAATACATAGGTATATATGTACGTAAGTATGTATTTATAAGAATCTTTACTTTAAGCTTTGATGGAAATCCATAGTGTAATACACGTAGTTCTAGTTGTTCGCACTTGTATTTGTTTGTCCAACGCACTCTAGGGAACTTCTGTGATTCATATTCTTCTGCTGGTTTACGTCTAATATTTGCTATATTACCTGTAGTTTGTGCATTTTTTATTACCTTTTTGGTAAAATTTCTAGGGAAATAGTCCTCATTTGGTTCAATTCTTTGCCACTTATTATCTAAATAACAGTAATGATACGCTAGAAAACTAGCTAAAGACCCTGCTGTAGTGTTGTAAATACCATACTTTCCACGCATATACCAGTGATAACGTGCTACTAACTCATAATATTCACGAGGAAATAATGCGGAAATTATACTACCATCACGTTGTACACATTGTAACTCTACCACGTTATCTACTATAACATATCTATTTTGCTGTACTGGCATGGGTAAATTATACCAGCGTATAGTTAAAAGTCAAGGAGTTTTTACGTAAACGTTAGCTGTCGGTGTATTAGCATAAGGTAGATGAGCACGACCACCACATATAAGGCAACGATATTCGCAAATCCAATTTGATGATCCAGGAGCGGAAGTAGATGTAGTATTATTTGAAGTAGTTACACAATACGGGCTGCCAACTTGCTGCCAACTATGATTACAGAATTGGTTAGGTAGATTCATTTCTTTACCAATACTTCTATAAATAATGGATCTACTTCTGTATCGTATGGTTTATTATTTGGATTTGGGTCGTGAGCTATATACCATTTTTTACAACCACTCTCGTAATCTCTATTATCGTAGAGTTTCCAACAACCAACCACAGCATGTAGTCCACCATTAAATATTTGAGATGGCACAGTGGCTATATGATACATACCTTCAAGTCCACGCCAATCATGTAACTGTTTCCATTGTAAAGTCATAAAATTATATCCTATATTAGCACACCATTTAAGCATTTCTTTATGGTAGGATGGCATATTACCGCGATCAACAGCATCAGCCAGAAATGATGGGACATCGTCACGTTCTAGTATAGAAGCAATACATGCAGATAAACAATCTCCACGTACACCATCTATTATTTTTTGATATACTGGTTTCATAGTAAAGCTTCAGCCTCCTGCCATATTATAGCACCATGGTTAGGGATATAGTTTAATAAATCTTTTCGTTTCCACGCTCTAGCTATTTTACCTGTATGAAGATATATAATATACTTCCACATATAAACACGAGGACTCGTTACACACAATATAGTAGGTATTGTCATTGTAAAGTCAGTAGCAAATACTTGTCCTTTACTTTGCTCATAACACCATGATAACTTCTTTAACGTATCAGCATAAGCTATTGGTACAATAGCATCTATTGTATACGCTCCAGTTATACGTAGAATCAGACCATCTTTAGTATCTGATTGTAACCACTCATTAAGTATAGCGCTCACTTTCCCTCCAAGCAATCGCCATCAGTATTGTATATGTCATATACAGATGGACATGTATTTTTATCAGTACATTTATCACAAGTAATAATATCTTCAAGTTTCTGTCCACTTTTAATTGCCTTTTTGTACCCCATACGATTTAAATATGCGATCATTTGATTTCGCTTTAATTCTAGTAGGGACTGCGAGGACATAGGCAAATTATACTTGACTATATAGAAATGTCAAGTATAATATACGTAGGTATAAAATATATGGTCGATGCAAAAATAACAGATACACTAGATACCACACAGTTTTCAGATATGTCTGATGAACAATTGTTGTCATTAGGTTTAACAACAGAAGAAATAGCTACGTTGCGCGCGATACCTGCTCCAAAACTTAGTAGTATGATACCTATAGCTGTAGCAGCAGGAAAAGCTAAGGCTAAAGAGATACAAAGCAATTTAACTTTTGATCCAGAAATAGACGTAAGTGGCCATAGACGCTGTGTGTATGTAAGTGTTAATGGGGATCGCTGTACAAACTATGGAACTAAAGATTTACCAGTTTGTAGTAAACATAAAAGTAAAGCAGCATCATTAGGGACATATTTCCGCTCTCCTAAATTGAGAGAGACATATGAAGCATTTAATAACTCTCCTGTAAAGATGCATTGTGATGGAGAGTTAGCATTGATGCGCACGATGCTCTCTGCTCTACTAGAAAAAATTAACGATGATAATATCAATTTAGAAGTCATTGGTGCTGTAACAGCTATGTGTGAAAAGATTACAACTACTGTAGATCGTATGTCTAAGCTGGAAAAGATAACACCAGAACAACTTAATAACTTAATGATTCGTATGGTAGATGTGGCAGCTAAGTATATAGACCCAGAAAAACTTGAGTTGTTTGCTAAAGATGTAGAAGATATGAAGATAGGTGGGAATAAAGTAGTAGCTAATTACGACTTTATTCCTGGAGAAGTTATAGATGGGGAGACTATAAAAGAAGTCAAAGCAGCTATAGATAATGGTGCAGATATTCAACGTAAAGCGTTAAAAGACATAGCTGATAAAATGGGGATAGTAAATGAACAATGATATTGATTTAAAGCGGCAACTAGCAGATGTAATAAGAGCTAAAGCCAATGCTACTGTAAAATCAAAATTAACACCTATTGAATGGGGTAAAATTTATACACCCCATTTCTTTTTTAGATCATTTTGCGATTTTCATATAGATATGTCAAATACATTGCATGATATGACATACCATAGAGGTAGTAAAATCGTAGTAGTAGCTCCTCGTGGAAATGCAAAGTCAACCATTTGCTCTATGTTAGCGCCTTTAAAGGCTGTGTGTGAAGGTACAGAGAAGTATATATTACTTATATCAGATACTGGAGACCAAGCTAAGAAGTATCTAAAGACTATAGCAGACGAGCTAAAGTATAATGAAGCATTAAAAGAAAAGTATCCTCATGCATGTAAAGAGGGGGACATATGGAATGCAGATCACATAGAGACTGCTAGTGGTGTATGTGTTGAGGCTATAGGTAAAGGCGCTAGTGTACGTGGTCGTAAGTTTAAACAATACCGTCCTACACTTATAATTTTAGATGACCCTCAAGGGGATGATGATATACAATCTCCATCTACAAGAGAAAAGGACATGGCTTGGTTTGATAAAGCATTAGTACCATCTGGTGATACTGATACTAATTTCTTTGTCATAGGTACAAATCTACATAAAGAATGTATTGTTAATGTGCTATTACCTAGACCAGATTTTAAAGCGATGCACTATGCATCTATAATAGAGTGGCCTACTAATATGGAGTTATGGGGTGAGTGGGAAACTAAGTATATACACGGTAGTAAGGAAGAAGCACAAGATTATTATAATGAAAATAAAGAGATGATGCATGAGGGGGCGAAAGTATTATGGCCAGAGAAAGAATCTCTACTAGATTTAATGATATTGCGAGCTAATATTGGGCATGTAGCATTTGCATGTGAGAAGCAAAATAACCCAAGAGACCCATCTAAAGCTGAGTTTGATGAAGATTGGTTTGTAGATACAGACTACGATCAATTACCATTAGACGTACCACTAGTAACAGTAGGATATACCGATCCTGCTTCTGGTGGTCAGACAAAGCGACACGACTATTCTGCAACTATTCTTCTGCATTACTCACCAACTGAAAGATGCTGTTATGTTACAGCTGATATAAAGAAGCGGCCAATAAGTCAATTAATTGACGATATAATAAGACTAGCTAAAGTATATAAGCCTATAACATTTGGTGTTGAGACCAATGGATTTCAACATTTAATAGGGGAAGAAGCTATAGCTAAATACCAGCTACTGCCTTTAGTAGCTATGCCTAATTTTGGTACACATAAGAATGTTAGAATATCTAGGTTAGCTGTATGGCTACAAAGAAAGTTCTTTAGATTTAAACGTAACTGTAAAGATACAAAGATATTACTACAGCAACTTTTAGAACATCCACATGCTGCACACGATGATGGATCAGATGCATTAGAAGGAGCATTGAGAGCATTAACAGATGTATGTAACCTTGAAGACGCGTCACTAGAACCAGAGGATGACCAAGTTGGAGATAACATATTTGACAATAACGCAGTCCTTGGTATGGATTGGTAATGCGCTTTGTACTAGCTTTAGCCACAGTATGTCTGATTAGTTGTGGTCAAATTGTACCAAAACAACAGATTATAACTACTACAGCTACACAAACACAGACGCAAGAGTTACAAACTAAGATAGAAAGTACAGCGCCAAAGCCTGGTGAAATTTTAGAAGTAAAAGTAGCTAAAGAGCGTGTACGAGCTATAGAACAACAGATACAGAATTATCAGCAACTACTACAGTCCGCTAAAGCTGATCAACAAGCAGCAGAAGACAATCGTATATCTAATTGGTGTCTATGGGCCACAGGCATATTTGCAGTATTAGCTGCTGCTGCGTTTATAGCGGCCTGGTTCTTACCTGTACTTAAAGTACGTTTAGCATACGCTGGCGCAGCATTAGGTGTGTTATCTGCGCTATCTTTATGGTTAAGTAATCATGTGTGGGTGGTAAATCTTGTAGGTTGGGTAACGTTTGCAGTTATAGTTGTAGGTATAATTGGTGGAATTGTAGCGCTATTAATACGTGAGATTGGTAAAGGACATATCGCTGTACAGCATGCGTCTAACTATGCAGATTCTTTAGAGGATTTGATTAAAGAGCATTTACCATCTATTAATAGTGGGGGTGTAGCTGAAGTAACACAAGCATTGACTAATGGTGTACTCAAAGCTAAAATAGATGTAGCTAAAAACCAAGCAAAAGATAAAGTGCATACATTAACCGATGATATTCGCACACTAGGATAGGATCTATTATGTCTGATAAATCTAAAGTAGAACTAGCAGCAGAGCAATTATTGTTACAATGCTTAGTAGATACATCCGCACTATATGGTGATACTAAGATTATAAACAATGTTCGTGAAGCTGCTGGAATGCCTTCACTAGCTGTAACTACACATGAAGCTACTACTAATGGATACGGAGATTATCGTGCATATGCATCTGAAAATGACGGAGATAGTAGTGATCAATTTGATGGTTGGCTACCTTTACGCTTAGCAACAAATATTCGTTATTACGACTATACACTACAAGAGCTAAAACTTATTCGTAATGTTGTACGCATTACATGCGATACAAATGAAGTAGCTAAAAATATACTACACCACTATCGAAATTTCATAGTTGGTCGTGGAGTACAAATAGATATATATCCAGAAGACCTTGGTGATAGTCCTGAGAAGTTAGCTACTACAAAAGACGATGTAAATATCCGTAAGATGAAAAAGAATTGGAAGCTATTTTGTATAAAGAATAAGTTATCATCTAGGTTATGGGAATGGATAAGGCGTGTTCATAGGGATGGTGAAGTATTTATGCGTGTGTTCAACACACCAGAAGTACCTACAGTACGCTTTATAGATCCAGCATATATTATATCTGGTGATCCAGATGCGCGATTTGGTATACGGTTTGATGAAACAGACTCAGAAAATGCCCTATCTATTGTATATAGATCACCAGTTACTGGGGCTGAAACTGATATATCTACTACATCTATTATAATGGATAAGCGTAATGTAGACGCTATAGCTCCACGAGGTATATCATCTTATTGGCCTATTCTATGTAACTTACGTAGGCTTGAAAAGATATTAGTAAATAGCTCTGTACTTGCTACAGTACAAGCAGCTATAACTATGGTACGTAAGCATGATAGTGCTACTGGACCAAAGGTACAGAATTTCATCCGTAATACATCAGATGGAATAAACCGTAATGATAGTAATGGTAAAACTATATATGCTCGTAAGGTTCGTCCAGGGACTGTACTAGATGCTCCTCGTGGAATAACATATGATTTCCCATCTCATAATGTAGATGCCTCATCATTTATTAAAATAGCTGAACATGAATTATCTCATATAGCAGCATCATTTGTGTTACCTGTCGAGTGGCTGTTAACTACAGATCCAAAAGAACCATTGACACCTGGATCACCAGTAATAGCTAATTTTGAAGTGGAACAAGAAATGTTATTTGAGAAGACAGAAGAACTGTTTTGGATGGTACAAGCATTAATGGGTGTTAATGTAGCTAAATGTAAAAAGGAATATACGCTATACTTTAATGGTAAACGTCTAGCAGTCGGTAAGGCTCTAGATGAAGCCCGTGTAGATCAGTTACAGTTACTATGTGGTGCTACATCCCCACAAGAGATAGCAGCTAAGAATGGTACTAATTGGACTATATCTCGTGCTAATATGATGAAGCATAGGGCTACAAAACAACCAGGAGAAGTAATGCCTGGTGATGCAGGCAATACATCTCCGTCTAATAATCTAGATAATGGTGGAGATGGAAATTCTACAACGACAGCAGGAGCTGTTACAGGACAACGAGTACAAGCAGGTGATGGAGGAACTAATAAATGACAAGTAAAAATAAACATTCGGAATTTCAACCCCATGACGATACTATAGGACATAATAGCGTAGTAGAAAAGGCTGTACATGTATCAGACCATGAATGCGTGTATTTAGCAGATAAAGCTAAAAAGGCATTGAATGAAAAAGGTACAGAATCGCGCTTACGTGAAGCAATATCACCAGATAAAAAGGACGGAAAGGCTACAGATATGGGGACATGGCTTAAAATATTAGGTATAGTTTATGGTATAGCCTCACCATTTGTTGTATGGATAGTAGTGACTATATATAGTCATAGTACAGAACTAGCCATATTAAAGATTAAACAAGACTCAATAGTAGAGCAGTTAAATATAATATCTAAAGTCTATACTAAAATAGACGATCTTAATATAGCTATAACAAAGATACAAATTGATATAGCTACTATAAAAGCCAAAGGAAATATTCCATGAAGGACCAAGCAACAACCATAGAAATGGTAGCTATTGAAGCTGCTCGTGTAAGTAAACCAAAGATTGATGGTAACATCATTCGTGGTGTACATCTTGTAGGGCTTCAAGCTAAGAATATTGTAAAACCTAATGAGACACCATATACATATAAAGAGGTAGCACTTCAAGAAGCTGTACAAGCTGGTATATATAATGAGATTGATGTATTTGTTGGTCACGTTATACCAGAAGATGGCAAACCACTACAGCCACGTAATCCATCAGATAAGATTGGTTATACTTCTAATATCACATATAAAGCTAGTGAAGGTGTGTTTGGCGATTTAGTTCTAAATCCAAAGCATCAGGCATATGAAGCATTTATGTGGTGGGCTGTAAATAAACCTGAGAAGCTCGCTTTATCGCAGGTAGCAAAGACTATCTATGATGTACGTGAAAATGCAATGACTAAAATCATCAAGGCAAACTCATTAGATATAGTGTCAGAAGGAAGCACTACTCATACAGGTTTATTCCACGAAGGTATTCTAGCTGATGAGATAATGAGTGAAAAATGGCTAAGGATTATACTTGACCAATTTGATGTTGAACGCGGTGAAGTAATGTATCCTATGTACTGTGGTGATAAATCGCAGTTGACTCAACAGGAAAAGGCTATAAAACTCCTCCCAGCAGTTAAGGATCTTCTAGAAGAAGTAACTAAGATTGCTACAACCAAACAAGCCGCTGATCCAGATAATGACGGACCTGCCGGTGTAGACAATGAAACAGAAGAGAGTTTAAAGGATAAAAATATGGACATTAAAGCTATCACACTAGAGATGCTAAAGACAGACCGTAAGGATCTTGTCGACGCTATCGCTGCTGATGCTGTTAAAGCACACGTAGCTATAGAAGCTGCTATAGAGAAGGCTCTTGAGCCTATCGCTAAAGACAGCCGTAGTGCTACATTTACAAAGTTAGTTCGTGAGGCTGTCATAGCTAATGATGATAAGCTAGTCCAAGAACTTGTTAATGACCGTAAGTCACTAACATCAAAGACGGATGTAACTCCAACAACAACTGTTATTGAAGCTGCTCCTGCTCCAGTAAGTAAGATTGTTAAGCAAGAAACTGAGACTAAGAAGCCTCTATCAATTGCTGAAATCGCTACCCTAGTAAACAAGCGGTAATAAATAAGGAATATATACCATGTCCGCAATTCATCGTACTGGTCCAGTTGATATTCAGCACTTCGATGTTGCTGTTACATCTACTGTTCCCACTAACACAATCAATCCCGGCGACTTTGTCGCTTATGTAAGTGATAAGGCTGTTCCTGCATCAGCTTTCACATGGGATACCGATCTAGCCACTACACAGGCAGCATTCGTAACAGCCTTCTTAGGTATTAGCGAATCACGCTCACGCGCATCAACTACAGATACACGCGATCTACGTATCGCTGTAAATACAGATGGTGTGTATGAAGCTGATTGCACCAGTGGTAATTACACTGTTGGTCAGTTTATTGGTCTAGCAAAGGCATCTGGTAATGCACTTCTAGCAAGCCAGCTTGTTGGAGTTGCTACACGCACACTTGCTGTTGGTGTTGTTCTAGTTCCTGGTACTAGCATCACTCGCGTCAAGTTCCGTCTACTCAATACAATCTCTAAGAAGTAATATAAAGGAATAACCACAAATGTTTACTCACGTTTTTGAGTCAGCCAAGACTGATGCAGAGATTAAGGAGACCACAGCTAAAGTAGTTGATGCTATTAAGGCTAAGGAAATCCTACTTGAGAAGGTCAGCATCCGTGATGTAGCAGAAGCTACATTAGGTGTTGATGGTCTTCGTAAGATGGCACAGTCATCTAATGAAGTCAGCTTCCATATGGTACAGGAAGCCGTAGCTCCTGTTAACCTCAGTGCATTCACAAATATTACAGGTCAGCTCGTACTACAGGGAGTATATGACGCATACTCTGCTCCTGAGTATATCGCTGAGAAGCTAGTAACTGTTGAAGCATCACGCGAGGATAACACTCGTACTCCTGGCCTACAGGAAATTGATGCAGATGCTATGGAAGTCGAAGAGGGAGCTGAGTATCCTGACGTTAAGTTCAATGAAGACTATATCAACGTACCACAGTCTAAGAAGCGTGGTATGAAGATTGGTATCACACGTGAGATGGTATTCTTCGACCGTACTGGCATGGTTCTAGAGATGGCTCGTTCTGTTGGCGAGAATCTAGCTCTTAATAAAGAGCGTCGTATTATGGACGTTGTATTAGGTATCACTAATACCTACGTTCGTAAGGGTGTTGCTCGTAACACCTATGTTAGTGCTACCGATAATGCTAATGATCCTCGTATTAATAAGATCACTCAGGCACTAACCGACTGGAACTCATTTGACGTAGCTCTACAGACCTTCGAGGCTATGAGCAACGATTCAACTGGTGAAGCTAAGCGTCCAATCATCGTTCAGCCCAAGGTTGTTCTTGTAACACAGGCTAAGTGGATGACTGCCCGTAATATTGTTGGAGCTACACAGATTCGTGTCGGTGGAGCTACTACAGCAGCAAATACTCAGACATACGCTAATAGCCCTGTTGATCAGTATGAAGTCATTACATCTCCATGGATCAAGCGTCGTCTTGTTCAGAGCGGTGTAGCTGCCTCTAACGCTGACAAGAACTGGCTAATTGGTGATCCTAAGCGTGCATTCCGTTATCGTCAGCTATTCCCACTACAGGTTATCGCTGCTCAGCATGATAAGGATGCATTTGATCGTGACGTTATCGCACAGTTCCGTGCTGATGAACGTGGCGTTGCTTATGCTTACGCTCCTTGGTACATGCTTCTAGCTAATGAAGGCTAATTAGATTATAAAATCTAAGGATGCCATGAGCACCCTCTATCTTACATAAGGTAGAGGGTGTTTTATTTTTTATGCCTGACACCGAATATACACCACCAGCATTTGTACTTACAGATACTAATACTCTATCTATAATAAAAGAGTCATTAGATAGAGCTATACTGACTAGACAGAATATACTAGCTAAGCCTAAACCATCGTATGATATTGATGGACAGAAATTTTCATGGGCAGAGTATCTAAAGATTCTAAATGAAACAATAGAACAGTTACGAAAGAACATGCAAGACTTCGATACACCATATGAGTTTGACTCATCAATATACTTTTAATTAAGGCTTACCATGTCAAATTTAGTTTATAATAATTTAAAACTTAGTTTAGCAAATGGTGCTGTAAATCTTAATACAGATACCCTAAAGATTCTACTTGTCACATCTAGTTATACGCCAAATATAGATACACATATATCATTAGCTGATATTACTAATGAAGTGGTTGGAACTGGATATACAGCAGGTGGTCAAACTCTACAAAATAAAACAATAGCTTTAGATTTAGTTAACGATAGAGCTTATCTTACTGCTGACAATCCAACATGGAGTACCGCTACTATAACTGCCGCAGGAGCTATAGTATATAAGAATAGTGGTGTTGCTAACACAAGCTATCTTATTACATATTTTGACTTCGGTGGCAATAGGACCTCTACTGGTGGCGACTTTACTGTTGCGTTTGATTCAACTGGAATACTAAGAATACAATAAGGATTCACAATGAGCTTACAAACACAGTCAACTAATGCTCCTTATTACGTGTCTGTTACAATACCAGACAATACTGGAATTGGTGCGACAATACAGTCATTGATAGATACAGCTTTATCTGGATTAGATATAACACAGAAGGCATATAAGTATGTTACAATCGAAGGGTATATCCCAGGCGCGGCTGGAACTCAACGTGCTGCAATAGTTGTAGCAAGTAAGCGATTAAACGCTACTTCTGTAGTTGCAGGTGACTATACATCTCATGGAAAATATGTTCCAGCTGGAACAGCCTTTACAGAGCTATCAGATGCAACAGCATCTGTATATGTACGTTCAGCTAGTGGTTCAACAGTATCGGCAGTAATAAAACTACTATAATTATATGTCATACCGCATCCCTGCTGGATTATGTTATCCTTGTCAAGTTGTACTTGAGGATATTAAAACAGGACAGAAGATAGCATTTGATGATGCTATAGATGAACCTACATTAATATCACAGATGGATGCTATTTCACATATAGATTTTGAAGGATGGAGATTATTTGGTTGGGGTGCTGGTCCTACTCTTGGTCCTATTTGTGATATTGAGAGGGTATAATGCCTCGTGTCTGTCTAGCCCTATCCTCTATTAGTACATCAAGTACAGCTGGAAATGTACGTAAATGTGCTGCATATAATGTAACTGTAGATAGTCCAGGAAATGGACGTTATGATGACTTTGGTACACAAAGAGTAAGTAATACATTTACTATACCTAATGGTGTTACAGTGTCGGCTATGGGTATATGGTTTCATACATATACCACTAGAGCTGGGTATATCTCATTAAAACTTCAAAAAGGTGGTGTAGATATAACTGGAGCTACTTGTTCTATGCAAGTAACAGCTGGGAATTTTCCAGCTAGATATGGGTTTAGAACACTACCTAATTTTACAACTCCAGTTGTTGGAGATGGTAGTAGCACATACCGTATAGTCGCTCAATGTACAACAGCCACAGCATTTGGTGGATCGGCGCAGGCAAATAGCATCGGCTGGATGCGCTCAGCCACGGCATCAGACTGGGGATGGGCGACAATAGATGATAGCGACACCACGACCGGCATAACTGCTGGTGATACGCTGGTGACGAATATCGGCGCTAACGTCACCGTTGACAGCACAACACCGACGCTTGCCCCTATTGTTGCCGGTGGACCAAGCCTGTGGTTGGGAGACGGCTCAAATCTTATTGGCTCCGCAGGCGGGACAATTGATTTAGGCGCTGGCAATTTGGACTGGTCTTCTAATTCAGCGCTAAAAGCAGGAACGTCAGGAAGCCCGTTGTCTGGCGCGTCACCATTCACTATTAAAACTTCATTACCAACTGGTAGCTTTCTAATTCAATCACACTATATGCTAACAGACTTACCCGACTATTCTAAATATGTTGAATGGTTCGGCGCAAACTCAGTAACGTCATGTTATTTACATATCGGATCGGCGTATAGTGGGTCTAACGCCTCTGGTCAAAATAAAATAACGTTTGAGGAGGCGATTCCTGGAACGTGGACGGTAGGGGATTCAATACCGCTCATGGCGAAGGACCAAGCGGGGGGCGATGCCGGCAATGCTGGCGCATATTACACCATATCCGCGATAGACGCTCCTAACAAAACCATAACTATTAATGCTAATCTTAACGCATCTGTTATAACTGGCGGAGTAGTTATAAACGTTAGTGAGTGCGCCAGAGTTTGCGGTATTCAAATCCAAAGCACGAACCGCATTAAGCTAGCTTACGTTCAGTCCCCCGGAAATGACCAAAACGATCATGCGACTATAAAAGGAGTTTACGCGAAAAACTGTTCGTTGGCGATGAATGACCTAACTGGTTCAACTAGCGTTATTGACGGGTGGTTTACCGATTTCCAAGGCAATAACGTCTATCCGATGGAAATGTCTATTGGATGGACCGGCGGTTCTACTGTATCGCGGGTATTCCACTTCGGTCGCGGTGCTGGGACTGGATTAGACCCACAAATGACCATCTATGGCGGAAGTGGAACATATAACACCATCTGGATGCAAGCTACGGGGAATGCGAACTCTGGAACCAGCACAGGCATCCAAACAACCAGTAACACCTATAATGAGATTGGTCTAGTAAACCAACCTAACATTGTTGGGTATGTCGCATGGAATCTAGCGGGCATTAATAATATTGTTAATACTTTGCGGTGCATCGGTGCCGCCTGGCGTATGACCGGACAAGCTAACGTTGTAGACGGCGGGTTCCAAAGGTCGGCGGGATTCTCCGCAGGGTTCTTGATTCAGAGTTGCACTAACGCGGAAGCTCGTAATTTTACTTTCGGCGTCGGAACGTCTAATTCCAACTACGATATAAACCCAAACGCTACCGGCTTTGGTAATAATCCTAGTTTCATTCAAATGTTATTTACGAATTGCTCTGTGGGTGGCCGTGGTATTAATACTGTGGCAGGCTCCGGTACGCCATTAATGTTTGACGGCTCCTACCTACAGTTCCACAATTACGGCGGAGTCGTAGGCGACCATCGTACATGGAAGCCGTACGGAACTTTCGCAACAGATGTTACATACACCAAGCTTTCGCAGACGGTGACGGATGCCGCGTTGGGATTAAAACATACGTTCAAATTGCTTTCCGGCGTCATAGCTGGCGAACCGATGTACCTGTCCGTAAGTGCGCAAATATCTAGTGCGGCTTATTATGGTGGAGTTTACTCCGCTCCGAAGGTAGATGTGTTTGTTGATAGCCACTCCACCACTGGAAGCCCCGACGCAACCGCAACCCTGGCGCTTTTAACGGCCGCCCAAGTGGTTAATACTCCGGTTACTCCAGGGGCCAGCAATGGAATTATATCTTTAGTACCAACCAGCAAGAGCGACGCCGGGGCTAGCTCTACTGTCGTTTGGAATAGCCTGCAAATAATCAAGGCTAATTGGTTAAAAGTAAAAACGATTACTCCTATACCAATTAGTGAGACCTTGACATACCCTGTTGCTGCGATTCCCAGCGACAGCACGAATAGCGCCATTACGCAGACCAATCAAGCGACGGTAGACGCATACCCTGGCATAGCTGTCAACGCGAACATCGTTTTAACTTCCGACCATTCACTGTTGGAAGTGTACGATTTTGGGCAGTCATGGCAGACTAAATCCGAAAATATTGTAAGCTTATCCCCGTTGGTCACGACAGATAAACTAAACTATTCTATGGGCGGCAATTTAACGCTCACCGGGGCTAATCTGTCTGGTACGGGCAGGATTATCTTAGCTAGTGGCAAGGCGTTCACCCGCACTAACGGCACCGAGGTTTCCAGTGTTGTCATCCAAAGTGACGCCGGAACGACAGGGTATTGGACGCAGGAATGCGACGTTGGCGCCACGGTTGACATCAGAGACCACACTGGCGCTCGCGTGCGCCTTGTGGCTAGTTCATCTGGCGCTGAAAGCGTGTTCATTCCGCATGGTGTAACTGGTTCCTATACGATGAAGTTCGCCAAGTACGGGTATGACTCGCAGACAGTGTCCGTTGTAGTCACTGGCGGCGGCTATTTCGCTGGTAAGACGACGCTTGTTCCTGTTACGCAGTATGAGCCTAATCCGGCCGTGGTCGCGGCATATACTGTCATAGACACCCCGAACAAGCTGCATGACTACGCTCACTATTTTGAAACCACATCTACCGGTATCGTTTATCCACTCGCGGCGGAACAGTCGGGGGATACGGTCAATAGCACGAGCTTTATTGTTATAAACAAAACCGCTGCGGCCGCATTCGCGTTCGACGGTACGAATATAACTATTAAGGCGAATGATTACGGCGACGGACCAACCGCTAAAGTTACTAAGACGACGCAAACCATCACGCTTCAAAATGGTGCAACAATTTCCAGCCGGTACGAGGATTCTACCGGCAAGGCCGCGAAGTTAACACTGCACCTGCCACGGTCAGCGATGACGGTATGCGTACAGAATGCCGCCGGCGTAGATCAGGTATGCACCCCAGGGCTAAGCGGGGATTACTCACTTCTCGTTCTACCAGGCGCCACCGGTACATGGAAATGGGGCGTAAAGCAACAGGGATACGAGGCTGCAACGGGTACGTTCCAGCCGTCTTTAGGCCTTCTTACCGAGGTTTCTCCAGTATGCGCGCCGATTGAGACGACGGCGGGGGCCAGTATGTATCAAGGAACTACAAGTTCACTTGTACAAGTAGTTTTCTCTGGAGGATACGCGTACATAGATATAGGTAACGGTACTCCACCATTACAAGCAATATACGATATGGTAGAGAATGCACTTGTTACAGCTAATGGAATAGATTGGTTATTGGGTGGCAATGGCACAATATCAATATTTAAATCTATCGGCGGAAACTTCTTGTTCTTAAGTGATAAATGGCGTGCTCGTAGGTGGCATGCAGGAGATATAAACTCCACTGTTCCAGCTTATATACAGTCTACTGACAATACACCGACAGATGGTACCAATGGACCTGTGTATTTCTTAACTAGTGATACACCAACGTCTGTAGCAGCAGCTGTAAGAACAGCACTAGCTGTTGAATTAGCTAGGATAGATATTAATACTAGCAGTGTTCCAGCTCTTACTGGAAGTGGTACAGTAGTTACTGGTTGGTCAAGGGACCGTATATTACGTAAACTTGCAGCACTAGCAATTAGTAAGACTAGTGGTAACTCTCTAACTGGTGGAGTTGTTACAATACGTACACTGGATGATACGGCTGATGAGATGTCAGCTACGTTAGATACAAATGGAAATCGTACTGCTGTAACACAAGGCCCGTAACAAATGGCCTGGAATGGTAAGTTTTTAGGTAAATGGCTAGGGAACTGGCTTGGGTCTATAACAACCTCAAGGTTTCCAGTTACTGCTGTATCAATAACTATACTCGTACCTACACTTACAGTAGTAGTATCACAAAAAGTAAGTGTACAATCTATCACAGTAACTGCACCTACAGCTGTAGCTACTGGTAAAGCTAGAACAGTTGTAGGCGTTACACAAGTAACTATTACCGCACTACCAGTAACAGCTATTGTAAAAGATAGAATAATTGTAGGCGCTGCCAGTATACAGATAGCACCTATAACTGTTAGTACATATGGTTCTGCTACAACTGTAGTTACTCCTTGTATAGTAACTACAGTTGTACCATCAGGTAGTGTATATGCTTCATCACTAACAAATGTAACCCCATCCATTATAACACTTGTAATATCTAGTGTTAAAGTATATGGTTGGCAAGATCAATATCTAAGAGTAAAGGCCATCATGGTTAAGATAAATACTCCAGAACTACTAGCATTCTCTACAGATATAACTACAGATATGGAAGTAGTAGAAGCTATGGAAGTAGATATGGAGTCTATGGATGGTACGCAGCAAGTAAAGCTTCTACGTAAAACAGATAATATAGTTTATGATTTTACTAGTGGTCAAGCAATACCAGAGAATAAAATATACACGTTTAATACTGCACTAATAAGAGCTATTAGTGATAGAGAGAATCGTACTATACGTCAGTTACGTCAAGCTATGAGTGCCGTACAGAACGATGAGCTTCATACAATGGATACTATAATAGAACTACCAATGCGTAGCGATGTACAAATAGTTCCTGGAGATGTGGTACAAGCAGATTTACTTGGTACACAGTATGTGGTAGTTGGTATAGATACTTGTACATTAAAGACACGTTGGAGATTAGGAGCTAGGAAGCTAGTATAGTATGGCGATACAAAGCATTCTTCCTGGTCAATCCGACGCTCTACGTAGATCACGTATGAGGGATGCTTTGTTAAAAGTAGCAAAGAAGCACGATAAGTATTTGAAACAGGTAATAACAGAACAGATAGACCTTACCATAGATGAACTGCGTATAGAAACTCCTAAAGCTACTGGTGCTGCTGCGGGTACAACACAAGGAGCACGTAAACCAATGTACAGGAGTCATCCAGGATTTGGTAGAACTATAGGTAATGCTCCTGGAGATACAGGATGGCAACCATACGAAGCAGATAATGGTAAACATTGGGCTATTATAAATCCTATGTGGCAGCCATATTTAGCTGTAGTAAATTATACACATATAGCTGGTGGATTTGTGGATAGGGCTGCTAGGAATCTTAGACAAAGATTATTAACATTAAAGAAAGCTAATATATGATTACATATTCTGATTTATATTTAGGGTTACTAAAATACGTTAAAGCAGTAGATGAAGCCATGCCTATTTTTATACGTGGCACACCTATACCATCGTATGAAGGACATAATGAATGGATAGCATTTGAGGTAGTAGGGTTTCTAGAGCATCCTACAAGAGTATTCTCAATAGATATGGATGTAGACATACAGTTAATATGTTACACACGTCACGCTACACATAGAACTGATAATAAATTTACAGCTATGTATAGTTTATTAGATAAGTACGCCCCTCTATTTCATAGCAAGGATGTGCTTATAAAAGACACTTGCATTCAGTTTAAAGAGAATAGAATAGTACCGTTGGACCTAAGAACTCAGACCATGTATAGTAAAGACTATGCAGATTCTCAGTCTTCAACACACATCTTAGCTACAGTTATATTAAACCAAGGCTTAATAAGTTCTACACGGTTAAGTCAGTAAAGGATACACCATGGCTGCTTCAACTAGAAACCTACGTCACGGCAAACTAACTATTCGTGACGGTAGCACACCAACACCAAACTCACTTCTCATTCCTATTCAGGATGGTGATCTAGATTTCACTATTACATATCCAGTATTTATTGTTAAGAATCGTGGTAAGATCGACCACAAGCGTTCTGGTGATCAGACTGAGATTGACTTGAAGTTTAGCTTCAAGTTTGAACAGTGGAACTATGCTACTGGCGTTTCTACTGGTGTAAGCCCTGTAGACGCCCTAACTCAAAAGGGTGGTGCTACTACTTGGGCTAGTTCTGGTCCTAGCTGTGGCCCTTATAGTATTGATATTGTGTTCAATATTACAAACCCATGTAATATTGCCGAGACAGAACAGCTTGTATTCCCAGCGTTCACTGTTGAATCACTTAACTTTAAAGAGGGTAGTGAGTTCGATGTAATTAGTGTATCTGGTAAGGCTCTTGCAGTCGAGCCTACTCGCACATACGCTTGATAATATAGTTTAGTCGTAACCAACCCCGTATTAGATTTTGCCATCTAATACGGGGTTTAACCATCTTCAAGGAGTAACCTACCATGAAGTTCAAAGGCAATTCGATTAGTCGTGAAACTCGTACTCTTGAGCTACCACGTACAAATGGCGACAAGATTACATTGGTAGTATCATCCATCACTGTTGGTGTTCGTAGAGATTTTGATTCAATGTGGCCTAAGCCAAAGGCACCATTAATTGTAGAGATGGGTAAGAATGGTCGTACTGAACGTGAAGACTGGAGAGATGAGAAGTTTGGTAAGGAACTAGAAGAACGAGCCACACTACAAAATATCTATCTTCTATACCGTGTTCTAGAGAATGATCCTAATATTACATTCGATACTAAACCTATAGATAAGGATAGTATTCGCGCCCTATCAGAAGAGATTAAACAGTCTGGTCTATCTGAGGGGGACATAATTGTAATTCTAAGAGAAGCACTAAAAGCGTCTAATCTATCGCAAGAAGAGATAGAAAAGGCTAAGAGCGATTTTTAATAGACATCCCCGAGAATATTGATGATGGTGTTCAAATTCTCGGGGAGCGTTCATCTAAAGAATCAGCACTACCTAAACTACCAAACGGACGCACAGTAGAGTATCAAATATTTAGATGTTGCGAACGGCTTTCGATGTCGTTAGACTGGTTCTACGCACAGGATAAAACTGTGCAGACTAAGCTTATTGCGTATGCTCAAATACGCGAAGTTGAAGATGCTCAGTTACTGCAAGCCTCTCTATCTGTAGGACTAGCCCATGGCGTCTAATGCAATTTATTCTGAGGTTATCGCGTTAGAGTTAAATTTATCTTCATATGAAGATAATATTAAAGCTGCTAATAGTGCCTTTGAAAATCTTATTAAGAATATGAAGTCAGGGATGACTTCTCTTAAAGAATCGTTGAAGATTTCAATGGATGGTGGAGTGGCAGCTATAGATAATGCTATACGTATAGAACAACAGTATAATACACAAATAAAGCTCGGCAATGACCTAATACGTGAAAGACGTAAACTATTAGCAGCAGCCGATAATAAGGCATTTATTGATTTATATGGAGCTAAGACTAATACATCAGATTTTTTAGCCAAACAGAGGCAAGATCGCTATGTAATGGAGGCTCAGTATGAAAGTCAAATACAAGCAGCTACAATAAAGAAGTTTGAAACAGAACAATTACTACTTGTTAATAGAGAGAAGCAGAATGCAGCTATTCGTGAGCAGCTAAAGTTAATGAATGATGCTATAGCAGTAGAAAAAAAGTCAGCAGAGGCAGCGGCATTAGCCCAACGTAATTCTGTACAAGGTCGTGTTGGTTCGTTGCTATCTGGTTCAACTGTAGGCTCTGGTTTAATGGGGCTTTCTAGTATAGCATTTATGACTGGTAGTGCAGGTATCGGTGGTTCTATATATATGCTAGAACGTATGACCTATGCAATGGGTATTGGTAGACAGAAGTTGTCAGAGTTTATAGCTGATTGGCCTATATTACAATCTGTAATATCTGGAGCAAATACAGCACTAGGTATATTTGGTGAAAGTATGGTTGGATTTGGGGCTGCTATAGCAGCTGTGGCTGGGCCTATAACTGCTATGATAGCTGGAAATAAATTAGATAAAGCTGTTGCCGATATGTCAACATTATTGGCGGATATAAATATTAAAGGAAGCGCATTTACACGGATGATGAATGATGCCGCTAGTGCAGCTGCTAGATTATCTGAGTCATTCGACATGAATATAGTTGATACCGTTAAGGGGTTTAAGGTAGCATTATCTACAGGGATAAGTGCAGATAACCTAGAACAATTTGGAACTATAGCTGCTACTGTAGCTAAGAGTGTCGGTACATCATTTGATGACGCTGTAGGTATCTTGACCACGTTCAAAGATGCTTATGGTTTAAACACGAAGGCTATGGCTGAGTCATCTGATATACTGTTTAACGCTATCAATATAGGTAAATTCCAAGTAGACGACTTAAAACAAAATATAGGTCGTGTTGCTGTATCTGCGTCAGAAGCTGGCGTAGAGCTTAAAGATATGATGGCTGGGCTAGTAGTGTTATCTCGTATTGGTCTATCTACATCACAGTCAATAACATCTTTGAATCGTATGATTCAAGGAATTATAAATCCTACAGCAGAGGCTAAGAAACATTTTGATGCACTTGGATTAGCTACAGGTATAGCTGCATTTAAGACTCAAACATTAATGCAGTATATGGCACAGTTACGAGTTGTTACTGGTGGTAATGCAGAAGTGATGGCTAAGTTATTCACTACTGAGCAAGGTCGTCGTGGTGCATTAGGTATAACAACTAATGCTGCTCTATCCGAACAAGCTGTAGAAGGTATGCAAGCAGTTGGTACGGCTACAGAAGCAGCTAATAGAGCTATGAATACATTTGGTCAAAACTTTAGTAAAATATTTACAGCTGTTTGGGATGTAGTACAAGAGATTGGACGTGATCTACTACAGACAGCTAATGCAGTATTTTTTGGTAACGGACCTCTAAGTACAGATAACCTATCATCAATTAAACTTATAATAGAAGAAGTCGGAATAGCATTTAAATTAGTAGGTCAAATAGTTATCACTATAGCAGCAGCTATTTATCACGCTCTTAATATGGTTGTAAGCACACTAACTGCTATAGGTGCGTTGGCTGGTGGAGAGGTTAAAGCTGCATGGAGGATGTTTCACGACGCTGCTTCTTCTGCGGGTAAAGGAGCTATAAATGCATTTTCTTCATTAGCAGAATCGTTGAATGCTAGCCAAAGGCGCATTGTAGAATTAACTAATGGTACTAAACAGTTTACTGATGATGGTGTAAAACCATTAAAAGATAGTGTTAATGAAGTAATACCTATGTTTAGTGAAGAGTTCACTAAAGCGCTTGGCAAAGTAGAGAAGAAAGGTAAATCTGTATTTGATGAGATGATAGAAGCTATACATAAGACACGAGTAGAATTAGCTAAGTTGAATTTTGATAGTGAATACAAACCTACACCTATTGGTAGTACAGCCCCGTCAAAATCCTATATAGAAATGGATAATAGACTAGCTGCTGCTAGAGCACATGCAGAGGCTAAGTTTAATAGTATAGATTCTCCATATAAAAATGATCCAGAGCGTAAAGCTACTATGATAAGCGGGTTTATATCGAAAGAGCTAGGAAGGACAGAAGAAGAGTGGTTGGCTGTTATGGCTTCAGCTAAAAAGGCAACAGAAGCTACATATAAAGAAACTAAAGCCAGAGAAGAGGCTACTAATAAAATAGAAGCGTGGAATAAATATGTCGATAAGATTGGGCTTCCAGACGCTAAAATATATGAGGAAGTACAGACAGGCAGTAAAAATAGACCGTCTGATAATGCAGTTCTAGCTACCTTAGAGGATGCACTTTTCTTAGCTGGAGTATCTGTAAATGGAAAAGGAATCGCAACTAAAGGTGTCCGTTCTGTTAAAGAGACTAGTGGTGGTGAAGAGTCATGGATGAAAGATGTAAGCACATCTATAGGGTATGTGACAAATCCTAAGCAGGTTACAACAAGAGATATGACACTAAAAGAACAGCTAGGTGCAGCAAGGGATGCTAAAGCTGTAGTCAACGCCTTACAAATATTAGATAGTATGCCTATAGGTATATCTATTATACCAAATAAGGCTGCGTTTGAAGATACTGTCGAGGTTATAGAGTCTACATATAAGAAGGCGCAGGTTAATTATGACAAGTCTGTTTCAGAAGGGTATAAAAAAGAGGTTGAGGCGGCTATAAAACTGTATAATACTAAAATGCAATTTTATAGTAAAGAAGAGGAACGTCTTAACACTGAAATATTACTATACGATAAATTAACACAGACAATTAAACAACAGATATTTGATAGAAATGCAAAAGCTCGTGGACCAGAGTACGAATTTAGACAGGCTCGTGATGCAGCTAATAGTGGACTTACACAAGCAGCTAAGGCTAAAACAGATGGAGAGTTTAAACTAGCTGTTGAAAATATAAAAACACAAGTAGATCGTATGATTAGTGGAGGTAACGCTACTGGAGGTAGCTACATAAATCAAGCAATTAAAGATGCTAATGAAATACAGTCCAAACTATTAAAGTTACTAGAAGGCCGTAAAGGTACTGATACTAAAGAACAGACAGATATTAGTGATTTAGAGCGAATGGCTAGGGCAGCATTAAATACGTCTATAAAAGATAATCCTGTTGGACAAGCAGCAATAGCCGCAGCTACAGTTGTATTAAAAGAATCTGTATTAGAAGCAGCTAAACATGGTATTGGTGTAACTGGAGACTTAAAGCAAGATATTAAAGTACCTGTGAATGTAAATTTAGATGTAAATGAATTTAAACAAATAGTACAATCATGGTTTAAAATATCAATGACACAATACTTTAACGATGTTAAAAAGGGAGCTAATGATAGACCAGATACTAAACAAGATCCAGTTGGTGCTCCATCTACAGATAATCTATATAATACCGACGCAGGTAAGAATGTGACATTCTAATGGCTGCTACATTCGACCCACATCCATACCAAGTATCATTCTACTATCCACATACAGCTACACTAGCTACATCTAGTATATCTGTTACATTAAAAGCTCCAGAGCGTGGAGATAAACGCACTAAGAGTAGAAACCAAGGATTTGCTCGTGTAAAGAATGGTAATGTTATAGTTTATGACATGGGTACTAGTATGGCAGATATACTGTCGTTATCATTTGAGCTAGTACCGCAAGCGGAATATGCAGCATTACTTCTATTTTTTGAGTATGTCACTTGGGGAGCTAATAAGATCAAATATGTAGATTATAAGGGCGATGAGTATATTGTACGTATCTATAAGAATACTGTAGATGTGGTAAACCAAGGTGAAGCTAAGTTCAATGTTAATGAACTTACAATGTATAATTTTACACTTGACCTTATAGATGTTACTAATAACGTAGCTGACTCAGGACAAACTGCCGTGCCAACACAACTAGCACTACATCTAGCAGATACAAACCATCCACATAACCCTAAGACAAGTGTTAGTGTAGCAAGTACAGATGGTACTGTAGTAATAGAAAGTGTGTCAGTAGATAATGTTAAACATGTGACATGGATAGTTACACAATCATCTGGAACATTCGCTAAAACGACATTAGTACACGCTACACATAACGGAACAGCATCAGCCGATGCTACTACTGTAGGCACAACGACAACAGCATTAGAAACAGTAGGTACTGATCCAGCAGATGTAACAATATCTGTAGATATTAGTGGTGCTGGAATATCACAGATTATGCGGCTAAAGTGCGCTAAAACTGCTGGAAGTATTGCATTAGGTGTAAGAAGGATACTGGTGTAACATGCGAGGTATCCTACCATCACAGGATATGACACAGCCTTATTGTATAGTTGTAGTATATGATAAGGCTACAGATACTCCTTCATTTGCTTTAACTAATTATGGTATAGGTCAGCTAGATAGCGATACTGTACTATTTGGTGGTATGCGGATTCCATTAGTAGCTAAAGTAAATGATTTAAAGTTTAAAGAGATGCGTCCGTCAGGATTAGGCTCTGGACTTCATCGTAGAGAATGTTCATTTTCTATTGTTAATGGATCGCCATTTGCACTAGCTCCATTTTCAGCTGGCTTATATTCTGCTGGAGCTACAACAGATTCTTTCTATTTTAGTTTGTGGGTAAATGACTTCTCTAAATCTGTGGAAGATATGTATGTTAGTGGTATGTGTCTTGGATACTTTGACTTAGATGCAGGTATAGGTTGGGATGAGACCAGTCTAATAACTACAATTAAATTAGTAGAGCGGTTAACGAATCTCACTGGTAGATATAATCAGATAACTGAGGCTGCTGAAAATCTATTAGCTGGCTCTGAATGGCAACGACTATTAGATCAACCAGCATATTTAGGGTACCGTCCAAAGGTTCAAGCCATAGGTAGAGTAGCTGGAGCTATAGGTGGATTCGATTCATATAATAAAGGTGTCCTTGGTGTAATAGCTGGAATAGTACAATCAAGTACGTTATCTGGAACATCTATACAGCTAGGTAAGTCTCCAGCGTTAGCCTCATTAGTCGGTACTACTGTAAAATTAAAGATGGGTAATGGGTGTATTATATCTGGTGCTATTACAGATTTAACTGGTGGTGACTATGGTATAAACACTACTGGAATGTCTGTAGGGGTAGCATGGGACAACTTATTAATATATAATAAGGGTTGGACAGCTGCTAACGATGCATTACTACCAGCTAAAAATACAGATTTGTCGTCTATATTCATAGATAATTCTATGGATCTTACCAGATTACCTTCCACTAATATGTATTTGAAAAGTAGTGGTAATGTAGTGCTGTATAATGGTGGACCTGTTACTACAGCAAATCCACTATTCTGTAGATTAACAGGTATTAAAGATGAGGCTAATAAAGAGCTAAGCTGTGTATTACTTAAAGACCCAGCTAATACAAACTATAAGTATGGAGGACTATCCGTATCATTTGACTCCTCTACGCATACTACACTATGGCCAGCTGGAGATAATGTACATTTAAATTTTGCTAAATGGTTAGGTAAGCAGACATGCGGATTATACTTTACAGATAGAACGTATGTTCTTGCAGATATACAAGTACAGGGAATGCCCTGGGAACTTATAATAACCCCATACGTAAATACAGCAGCTACTACTACTTTAACGTTTGATTATATTATACGTTTAGCTGGTAGTACGGTAATAGCCGAAGACTCTACTGGTAATCATGCAATATATGCTGACGATGGTAAGAGTCTAACAGTAATTCCAAATACAGAAATAGCCTCTATAACATATAATAGTAATGCGTTTGGTCTAGCTGATGCGTGTAAGATAACTCTAAATCGTAGACTAACAGCTATAAACCCAGCATATGATGAGAACTTCTTATATATAGATACATCTAAACCGATGTATGCAGGGGAAGTAATATCGTTTATAATGGATAATGCCAGTATAAATATAAATCTAAGAGATTATACTTTACGTACTGGAACTAATAAGATTGGTAATCCAATGGGGTTATCTATAAAATCTGAAACATGGAGTCAATTATTAGATGTAGTTGTGTTTGAAGGCGGTGTACAAGTTGATGTTAAGAGTGGATTCTATGTGTTACATACTTCATTTGACAAGGGTAATATATATACGTTTAATTGTGGTGCAGATTCTGCACAAACATTCTGTTATGTAGACACAAATAGTGTAGTTAATTTTGGAGATATAATAGACGGTACGTATAAGATGGACATGGGTAGACTATTTACTAATATAGATTCTGATGGTAGAGAGTTTGTTCGTACTTGGTACAAGTTTCAGTATGTGTATTCTAATTATGGTGGTGCAAAGCTTCGCACATTACAGTCTATTAAGGCTGCTAAGAATAATGATCGTGTTGTAGACTATACCTTCAAGTGTCTAATAGATACCGCTAGTGCTACAGCAGCGGCTGGTCAGATGATGCGTATAGGGCATGCAGCTAACATACCAGATGTTACAAGAACTATAACAGTAGGTCTACCATTTTCATATTTAAATCTGCAAGTATTAGACACTGTTCGTTTACAAGATTTTAGACATATAACAAGAATAAATGACCCATTACCTAAGTATAATGATAGTAGCACAACTAATCCTGTATACTCTATAGGTACATGGGGTCCTACTTTAAAGTACACTACTTCTACACCTTATGCTTTAATACCTGGTGTAGGTATTGTAGATACACTAGAATTTAATTTTAGTGGTAGTGGCGTACCTATTATGTTTACATTTAAACAGGTACAAGCTAGGACAACTAATAACTTAAAATCTGTAGCGGATTACTCTACTATAAACACATCAGCAGATAATATAGCTGCTACATCTACCAATCAAGCATCTGGTGGTACACCTAATATTCCTGGAGCGCAGTATCAGTGTCCAGATAGTAACGCTATACAGAAAGTAGTTATAAGTTCAGGTGAGGTAAAGCCTAGTGGAGTTACTATATCTGATCCATGTTGCAATACTACTAGTAGCAGTGGAGATATAGCATCAGATCCACAGATAGTTGTATTATGTGCTGGTGGATGTACTGGACCTAAAGGGTGTGTTACAGATAACTTCCCAAATGGATGTGTAGATTTTAGTCGTATATGGTATGAACCGCGTACAGATACAACAATTGGAAGTACAGATACACTAATATTTGATATTTATAGTTTTGGAGATAAGTGCCCAGCATTAGTAGAGTTAAACTATGAGGGTAAGACTACACCAGATACCTGTGTGTCTTATGCTAATACATGCATAAGTGGTAATGCTAGGATAGGTGTATTAAGTGTATCTCCATGTGTATTTAATTTTCCAGAAGGCTCATATAATAAAACAATAACATTAAAATTTACTGTAAGTTATTGTACGTCTAGTATGCCACCAGCAACTAATCAAGATGGGTCTATAAATACAAATAGAATATGGGCGCCTCGTGTTAATGAATATAAAACTAAGACAATAGGTATAGCTATTCCAATCGATCTACGTCCAGTATCGGATATAAGTATATGACATTAAGTCAAAATGAGACTAAATTACGGTCGTCGATCATAGGTGTAATTTACACACTACAAACATCTAACCCTACTGTTAGTAGTGATAGAAACCAAGGGTATATAATTGGTAGTAGGTGGATAAATATATCTACACAAATTGAGTACGTGTGTGTTACTAATGAACCTGGCTCTGCTGTATGGAATAGTACAGGCAGTGGCGGTGGAGGCGGTGTATCTACTCATATTGATACAGTAAACCCAACAGCGTCCTCTGATACTACCGCTGGATATGTAGCAGGTCAACTTTGGGTTAATACCGTGTTAAATACAGCATTCATAGCTGCATCAGTTTCAACAGGTGCTGCTGTATGGATTCAATTAGATAACACTGGAATACAAACTACAGTACATGTGGCATCTGTAGCTCCTACAGTAAGTAACGATAATACACAGGGGTATGTTATTGGTAGTGTATGGTTTAATACTACTAACTCATCATTGTATGTAGCAACTAGTGTTTCTACTGGCGCTGCTACATGGATAATAGTCGCTGGTAGTGGTGGGACTACAACAGCAGCATCTGTTACAGCTACACCGTCTGGTAATAATACTGGTACTAATGTACAAACACAACTTAATAATATTAACACAGCTATAGCTAATGTATTCTTTATGGGTAGATTGCTATCATTGGCAATTATAGCAGAGACTACAATAAATATTTATCGACCTACTAATATACGTTACGTAGATACTGATACACTAAATTCTATTCCTGTAGAAGCGGTTGCTACATATCCAACAATAGCTAGAAAATCTCCAGTAGTAATATCACTAGCTGTAGATGCATCGTTCCCATTAAATACAACAGTTGTATCTTCTAAGCCGCCTACTATTATAGCCTCTTACACCACGGTAGCACTATGAGTTTATCTACACAAACATGGCGAGTATCTGCTAAATATAATATATCGTCTGCGTCTAGTACAGTTATAACACAGCTTGAAATGATAATAGCTATAAAGGCTATGTTTGACGCTGAAGATGTTATAGGTAGTAGCTCATGGTCATATGTAGCAGCAGATACTACAGCTGGGTATATTATACTTAAACGTAAAGGTAGCCCATCGGGCACACTAGCCTCTTTTAGAGCGATAATATTTGGACATACATCTAATACAGCTCATTCAAGTAATCTTCTATTAGGGGCAGCGAATACAGCGAATCAATTGTATGTAGCATCATCAGAGGATGGCGCTAATAATACAATAGCAAATGCATGGACAGCAGGTGCAGCTCTTACAGGTAAATATGTACCTGGAACTACAGCGTTAACAGCATCATTTGGTGCTGGGTCGTCATCAACACCAAAAGTGTTTATGATAGATTCAGATGAAGTATGTTATATATTTGTTACTACATCTAATAATACCAACGTAGGATGTATGATTGGTGTTGGAGCTGTAGCAGAGAAATTTGATGGTACTGCTGTATGGGGATATGTACATAGTAGAGGTACAAGTAATGGACAAGATGCAGGTACAGAGGGTATAAGCACTAGTGGATTAATGTGTATGTCTGGTATAGATAGCGGGTCAAGTTCTATAGGGTCTGGAGGATACTATGATAATAGTGCTGCTAGAGCTTTAGGTAGAATAAATGCTATAATTGCAAATAGTAGTGGATTTACATATGATGGACTACAAGACGCTGGTAATAGCTATGCTGTGTTAATGCCAATATTACTAGGATCTAAAAGCACAGCGTCAGGTCCAGTAAACTATACAGGATTACTACGACAAGCGCGAATGGGTCCACGAGTAACAGCGCAAGTAGGGCTAAAGAACGCTGGAGGTACAACAGTAGCGTATGCCATTAATGCTGGGTATAATGCATTAGGTCATGGGCTAGTATTAGACACTGTAGCATAAAGGAACTATATGACACTTGCTACACAGACATGGCGTGTATCCCCTAAGTACAATATAACATGTGCTAGTGCCTCCACTATGACAGCTACAGAGCTAGTAGTTGGATTGAAAGCAATGTTTGATGCAGAAGATACTGCTGGTACAAATTATTGGTCATACGCAGAAGCTGTAACTGGAGCTAATAACCATATAATACTTAGACGTAAAGGAAGTCCTGGTGGTACACTAGGTACATTTAGGGCTGTAGTATTTGGTACAACTAGTGGGACACCTAACGCAGCAAACATGTTACATGCAACTGCGGCTACTATTAACTGTTTTTATGTGGCATCATCAGAAGATTGTAATCAAAATACTGTTACAAATAGTGTATCTGCTGGAGCACTACTTAGTGGTAAGTATGTACCAGGATGCAGTATAATTACGGCAGCATCCTCTATGGGTAGTCAACACGCTCCTAAATGTATGTTAATAGAATCTGATGCTTGCTGTTATATAGCTATAGTATCTAGTGCCGTAGCTAATTATGGATGTATACTAGGTGTAGGGGAAATAATGGAAAGGTACGACGGAACCTCTATATGGGGATTTGTTTCATCTAGGTCTATGTCAGTAGGTACAGACTTATTAAACGAATCCTCTACTGCTGCTAGTATGAACGTAGGTATACTTACAACCACACAAACATCAGCTTCTGGAGGATACTACAATGGTGGAGCTAGAGCTGTAGGTAGAGCACTAGGTGCGGTAGATGCGGCACAGTATTCTGTACTGCAAGATTTTACTTCTTCATATGCATGTATTCATCCAATATTAATTTGTGATAAACCAGTAGCTACATATAATCCAACACTAGTAGGAACGCTTCGACAAGCTAGATTAGCTAATATGGTATGTGGACAGTTAGCTGTTAAAAACGCAGCAGGTACATTAGTTGGGTATAATATAAATGCTGGATTCTCAGCGTTTGGGCATGGAATGTTCTTCGATCAATCTCCGTAATATAAACACATTGACTATCTATATATTCTTACTAAACTACACACAACTTTAAGGAGTTATTATGAAGTTAATTTTAGGACAGGCTTTTACACCTAATGATAGTGTTAAACTATATAAGGGTGCTGATGGTGCAGCCATTATAATGCGCGTCATCAATGACGATGGGTCTTTACTAGATACAACAGGATCGACTGTAACACTAGAACTGTATACAGATACGGTGCGTACAGCTGCCTCTGTAGATAGTTTGACACCAGCTGTTACAGCCGCTACTTCTGGTCATCTTACACTCACTCCAACCGCAGCGTCAATAAACATCGGTCCAGGCATTTTCTACGCATTTGCAAAGCGTGTAGTGACTGCTGGTGGGGCTACAACAATCTCACAGAACTACGTTAAAGTAGTGATAGGATAATAACCATGCGCGCTCTAATTAATGGCTCATTAGATCGTGTTGTTTGGGCAAAAGGCACAGACAATACTGCTCTCGTACTTCTTATGAACGATGATGGTAGTCCGCTAACTCTTACTGGTGGCGCTGTAGACTTGGTTGTCTATGATCGTTCAGACCGTTTGAATGCTGCTATAGCTACACACTCAGGCGACGCACTCACTAGTGCAACTGGTGGATTAGCTACTGTTACTGTAGCACGGACTGAGCTTACATATGGTCCTAGTGACTATTATATCTTTGCTCGATTCACTACAAGTGGTGCATTGGTGTATTTCTCAACACCGTATGTATTGCATATTGCTTAATAACCAATTTGTTCGGTACATTAATAAAAACACCCTCTAAGTGTGATGGCTTAGAGGGTGTTAATTTTTATCGTATCACATACTCTAGTGGAGGTTCACCACTAGCTTTGGCGGCACAAATAGTTTCAAATAGCTTAATACGATCATCTATACTTAGCTTGCCAATATTAAATGAAGCACAATCTTCTATACCGAATTGATAGAAGCATATTGCGTATCTATTATCGTCTCCTAGTTCATCACTATCTTCTATCTGTATAAAGTCTACTTTAGATAAGTCTATAGCTAAACAAGCTTTGTATGATTTTATTTGAAATAGCACAGCTTACCTACTTCCTGGATACAATCAGTATCCTTTGAAATTTTAATCTTATTTTTCCAGTTATATAGAGCTAGCTCAAAGTCCATAAGAACAGGTACTCTGAATGGACAATCACTAACTATCTTTTGTGCTAAAGCTATATACGCATTAGCTTGTTCTAGTGGCATATCCGCATAAACGGCGTCGTGAATTTGTAAATCTAATTCAACGTCTAGATTGGCCTCTCTACAAGCCTGCATAAGATCATGCATTTTCTTTTTAAATAAGTGCGCTGCTGATCCTTGTATTAGTCTATTTAATCCTACATACGCTCTATCTAATCCTAGATAAGCATGCATGCCATAGTATGTCTTTATATATCCACGAACACCTAATAGTTGCTTAATCTGCTTTTGCATATTTTTAATAACTGGATTAAGTTCATGGTACTCACTCAATATATTTTTTGCAATATGAACAAGAGCCTCTTGTGGTAGCTGTACTTCAAGTGGAGGTACTTCTTCTAATGGATCGTAGTAAGCTCCATACATATGCTCTCTAAGTCTAGTTTTAGCTTCAATATCATTCTTAGGATTATTCTCAAAAGCAATAATCTCACTACGAATATTTGTTGTAGTCTTTGCTTTGCCCATACCGTACAGAATTCCAAAGTTAATACGCTTAGTTGGATCACGAGGTATACCTAATTTATCTGCTAGAATTTGGTGGTAGTCTGTCTTAGGATTCTCTCTATACTTAGCTATGATGTCTGGATCATTAGCGTAGTGCGCAAATAATCTATACTCAATCTGTGATAAGTCCCAAGCTATACCTACTCTACCTTTAGGTATTAATATAGCTTCATAAATCCACTTAGGTGGATTTTGTAGGTTTGGTTTTTCTGATGAGGATCTTCCAGATACAGTACCAGCTTGTTTAGTGTTACCATGAATACATTTATTAGCGTCTATATGCCCCAACCATCCAGTACAAAATGTAGACTCGGCTAATTCTTCTGTACCAAACTTATGCAGTAGGCCAGCAACTTTATGTGGTGTATCCTGTCCTAATGAGGCAATCCAATATAAAACATCTTTATCCCAGGATGGTCCACCATTAGGTAACTTCTTAGTTGGTTTAGTCTTCTTATTCGACAGTATACCTAAACTCTCAAAATATGATCCTATCTGTACACTACTAGACGGGTTGTCTATAGCTCCACCGGACAGTTCTTGTATCTGTTTAGACAAGTGTAACAAATCTTTTATATACTCTAATTTCTTCTTTAGTAGAAACTTCTCATCTATAAGTATTCCACGCTTCTCAGACCTGTATAGCCATGGTGTTAACCTCTTCTCTATATCCCATGCTACTTGTGTTTCTACTGGTAGAAGTTTAAGCAATAACTCATGCAATTCTATATTAGCTACAACGTCTGCGACGCCATATGGCTCAAGTATACTAAAGGGAATCTTACCATAGTCTTTGGTCGGAGTGCCATTTTTAGCTTGTGTGTCTAGCCACTCTTTTACTTCTGTATCTTCTTTACACGCTACTTTATAATGATTACACAAAGACTTTAAACTATAACTCATGTGCTCATTATAAACTAACCTAGCTAATACTAGTGTGTCTTCTATAGTGGCGTTATCAAATTCAATTCCGTCCTGTCCCGCCATATGCATATCGAATTTTACGTTAGCGTTAGCTAATATTTTTACATTACTAGCCCACTTACCTAAAAGCTCTTTAGTACCATCCAAATCATTAACACACCTACCAACTTCTGTCCTATGACGAAGTGGTATTGTTATTATATTCTTATCTCCATTATCATTTAACTGTCCTATTATAGCTAATGACACACGATGTCCATGATACGGCTTAAATGCTTCTTGCTCATCATCAAAGCTGATAGTCTCAGTATCCATGTAGATACGCTTATTTAAATCAAAGCTATTAAGTGCAATACTGATATCAGGTAATGACGTGAGCATCGTGTGTCTTTCTTAGGTGTTCTTTTGTGCTGTTACATATGCTAATCCATTAGTGTACGCCCCACGCCCACCGGGATATGGACCATGGAAAGCCCCATTTACGTCTATAAAATACCACCCAATATCTACTGAGAATATCGTCGCGTCGTCTACATAGATAGTTTGAATTGCGATATCTTTTATTTTTGGTGTAGACCAATCCCACTTATCTCTATCTATACATTCGACTAAAGCTACTGCTACCGCTGCTATTTGTACTAGTTCTTCACGAAGATGAGTTATAGTACCTTTTCCAAACTTAGCTTCTAATGCAGCATTACACGCCTCTCCATACTCTTCTCCTAGTATAGTAAGATATAGGAATGGGTCGTGATTTTGCTCTCCCCACTTAGCATCTTGACGTGTTCGTTCTGCAACTACATCAGATAGAACTTGTGTTAGTGTGGTCATACTTCCTCTGTAATTACTATGTTATTGGCTTTATAGTGTGTGATTTTACCTGGCTGTTCTAGAATCACATTATAACATTTAGTGCAAAAATATAGTTCAGTTAATGGGTCGATATAGTGTTGTTGTACTCGTGTATCACACTTAGGGCATAATAGAAGGCTTGTATGCCCACACGCATACTTAGCTGGATCTACTGGAGTAGACATATTATATCTTCTTGTACTTAGTTGTTAGGCCATAGCCGATACCATCTGGACACTCAATCCTCTCATAGTCATCAAAATACTCAGGGCAGTATGCTTTAGCTTCTTCATATATACGATTGAATAGTACACGTATCTCTGCATCAGCAGCAGGATTTGCACGTTGCTCGATACATCCACGTAATGCGCGAATATTAGCTGTCCACACCATTGACGTACATAAAGCATTACCAAGCATACCGCGTGCTGCACCACGAGCTTGCTTGCGGGCAGTAAATTTGTCTACACCAGAATTGATAAGTACATGTTGTAGGTGGGATACAATCTTATCGTATGCTGAACGAGATACACCAATAGCACTACCAATATCTTCAGCTACATCTCTAACAGCAAACTTCTCTATTAGTGGATGTAGCATGTATGGACTAGATGATTCATCGACGTACCTAGTTGACCTTTGGCTAATAGCACATCCAGCACGGTGACGTACCAATTCATGTGTACATCCGCGACTAATATTATCAAGATAAAAACTAATACTAGCGTGCTCACAAACAGAGCCATGGCCTACTTCTTTAATGTGTTTATGGTAATCCTGTGAATTACGACCTTGATTGTAGCTATCGTAACAAGTACGACCAGCGCACTCTATTAATCTTGCTAATGATGAGCCATTATCTTGCCCTTTACCCTTAGAACTATCGTACATACTATCTGGTAGTAACTCTGTAGGTACACCAGTGAATACTGTATGTCCTATTACTTTTACGATTGGTTCGGTCACTGGAAGCTCCTTGTAGAGTCTATTGGTTTATGCATATTTACTAAGTCTACTTTACTATCTGGTACTAATGTAAGCCTATCTACATCAAAGTATTTAGCATCTCGTATTAGACCATTTGAGTCTATTGTAGGTGTCAAACATACCTGGTCGCTTCCAGTTATATACTTTACATATGCTGTAGCTACACCTTCAAATTCAGTAATAGTATCCATGTATTGTTTACCTAATACTATTATCATATCTCGCTCCCTGCTTGTATAAGCTCTTTAAAAGTTTTATTTTCTAACCCTTCTCTATCTAATGCTTTTAACTGCTCTATAAATGCGGATGTCTTTCTAAATCCCCCACGCTTACTACGCTTCAAACAATTATTACGTACAAGAACACCTATGAACTCATTACACTTATCTAATGGCCAGTCTGTAAAATTCATTATATCTTCTACTCTTAACGTCTCAGATTCTAATATGCCTCTCGCACAATCACTAGCATGTGGCATACTTTTAATAGTATCTTTGACACTAGTAGTATTACCTATAGCTTCTTCACCCTTCATAACTTGACTATACTCAAAATAACCAAGTGCTTTACTTCTATAGCAACGCTCCATTAAACGTTCTACTACAGTAACATGACAGGGACGCACTATAAGCATCTCTCCATCATCTGTACTATATGTTCTAGCTGCACAAGCAGTAGCCATTCGTAGCATTTTTAAACGCTGGTCGCTTGGCTCTACAATAGGACATGCACTAGAGTACGTAGTAGACAGGCGTGTAGCAGCAGCAAGAGCTTCTGTAACTGTTTCTGGAAGTATTACGATTTGATATTCTTTTCTACTCCAGGCCCATTGGACAAGTTCTGCGCATTTATTAGAGGTATATATGTGCTCGCTTGTAGCCACATGTGTGCTGTTAATGACATTGATAGGCACTTCTCCAGAAGCCACCGCAGTAACCAAGTCAAACCTTCTAATATCTTCAAGGGAACCAATAAGCTCACGAACAGCGTCCACACCATAATTATAACTACTAATCTTCCCATCAGACCTAGGATTGCTAATCCAAATAAGCCTAGTACGTGCATATGTCCTCGCTCTTTCTATCTTGTGTATTTCAGCAAACCCGGATGAACGCATATCAGTAAGCTTTGTAAGCTCACCAACACCCATTCCTTTTACTTCTTCAAGGATAACAAGTCGTCTATCATTGAGAGGGATTGTACCCCATGTAATAAACCACCTACCACTAGTCTCTTGTAGTCCCCCCACGATACCTGCAACCGACGCACGTTTTGAGTCAACCCGTTCTCCAGCTTTGTAGTGTTGCAACATTCTAGAAGAACATTCAGATTTACCTTGTCCTGAGTCGCCAATAACGAGAACGTCTGTCCACCCTTTGATATTACGGCCTTCATAGGGAATGTATAAACATGAGTGGTAGACAAGATCGTATACAAGGTGGAGGTCCTTACGCATTTTTATTCTAGTTACGTTAGATTCAAAGTCATCATATATAGATGATAATTTTTCCTCTACTGACTCTACTGTCCACTCTTTAGGTTTGAATATAGATAAATCTTCTTTAGTTGAGAAATCATCAAGATTGTCAATAGCTGGTTGAGCGTCGTAAACAATAAGAGTAGCGTGTCCGTCGTTAGGCATTGGCGCAACTCTAGCTTCGATATTATAGGAAGCGTTAGTTGCAATACCTTGTCCGACGTAAAAAACTCGTCTTGTGACTTGCTCATCTGATGCATGTCCTACTTCAAGTTGCGGTATGACACGTAACTCTTCTACATTGAATGACTCTACAATTTCAAAGTTACATATCTTACATCCAGAATATACACCAGACTTAGATAGAAATAGTTTCTTTAATTGTGGACCTTCATGTAAAGATACTAAGTCTAGTATATCGGAGCTATCACTACTAAACTCAAACGTACCTTCCTCCGGTTTATCGTATATCTTACAGTTAGTGCAGTAGTCTTTGCTTCTTGTGCAGACACACTTAACCTTTTTTGGAATTATATATGGTGATGTATCTTTAGCAGAGACTACACAATTAGTCTTAATCTTATATCCATTTAGCTCTGCTCTAGATGATGTAGCTAATTTAACTTCTATGGGATCGTTATCTCTGTCTTTACTTATATACGCTTCTATATACGGCTGGTATACAGGAGTGTTCTCTACTAATGCTTTAAAATCTTCTACAGTATATAACTTCTTTACAAAGTAATCTGTAATATCACCATTAGGTATATCTTCTACTGGCGTTAATAAAACATTCTTAATAGATAATGCAGACCTAAATAGCTCTATACACCTACGATGTGCTGCCATTCTTCCTGGTTTATCAATGTCATATACAAGAACTATATGCTTACCACGAAGCGCGGCAGTAAAAGAGTCTGTCCAAGATTTAGCACCGTGTGTAGAACTTACAGCATTAAACCCATACTGATTAAGTAATATAGCTTTAAACTCACCTTCTGTTACATAGATAGTATCAGCATCCATATCTCCAGCAATAAACAACTGCGTCTTAGCTTTACTATTACTTATTATCTTAGCTTCACCTTCCGCTGCTCCGTACTTATATTGACGTAAATCTAGGTATGATCCGTTAACTTTAACTGGAATTGTTACCCTACCAGTATGTGGGTATATACCTAACTCAAACTTACGTATACTATCTATAGTTATTCCGTGCTTGTCTTTCATCTTCTGCATGGTATCTAAATCGCCAAGCAGATTCTTATGGCACACAGCTATTAACGCCGGCTCTATACCAGTTACTTTATTACGTGTTCCAAATATATTATCGTTAAATGCGTGTACAGTAGCCTCTGGTACACCCATTTTTGTTGCAACAAACGAAAATATATTTGATGGATGTCCACAACTAAAACAATTAAATGCCCCACTATTTTTATTTATCCCACCTTTACCTTCTGATGCCTCTTTAGCTCCATCATTATGGAATGGGCATATTACAGTGACCCAATCTTTATCAGATCCTCTATCAAAGTATTCAACACCAAATTGCTTTAGTATTGATATAGGATCTAGTTGCTTCACTTGATAGTAACCTTATCTACTAGCTGTGCAGCTAGGTCTGGATAGACATTTCTATCGTCTACATTATATCTAAATTCTACTAGGCTATACATCAAACCTTTTTCAGATACATGAGCATCGTTATTAGCTTGTGTAGCTGTACGTGTAAGCTCTATAATTAGAGAATCATATGAACGATATAAAAATGTAGCTTCATTGTCAAAGCGCACGTCATCTATGACGAGTACGTCGAATGGCGATGCCTCATACATATCATAGATATACTTCTGTGCTACTATTGTCCAGAAGTCATCACCCATACAATCACGAAATAGATCCGTACCAATGTATTGAAGTATACGTCGTGGCGTCGCAGTAATTGGAAGCTTATCTTCCCAAAACTCTAGCTTCTGTGTTTTAAAGTCACCATACCAATTATCTTCTGTACCACCAAATAATATATGGCAAATCTCTTTTAGTGGTTTAGCGAATGCATATCGTTCACAGATTAAATTACGTGTGTGACATTCATCCACTATAGCCTTCGCTAACGTAGACTTTCCTGTCTGCTTAAACCCACTAATACCTATTACTTTTATCCCTAGATTATCATAAGACGACATAACCCCTCCGGTTAATAGTTAAAAGGAAAAGCGGGCGTGAAGCCCACTTTGTTAGTACAAGCTAATCACATCTCTGGATTAACTGGTACTGCACCTTCTGCTACTAAACCTGAGTGGTCATCTTCCTTATTGCTATTACGCTCCATAATTTCCGCACGACGAGCCTTAAATTCATCTGCGATAGCCTTTAGCTGTTCCCAATGCTCACGAGGATTTAAGGCACCTTCACCAATCAAAGGTACATAGTAGCTATTGCCATCTTTCTTTACAAGCTCAGTTGTAAATGCCCAACGTGTAGCCCACATTGGTGGACGCACATATTTACCATCAATCTCTACTTTACGCTTATACATATTGTTAAGCCACATCTTACCAATACGATGTGACGAACGAGCGAAACCAATCAAGTAGATGTCGTCGTAGTTGTTAAACCGTGGATCAATGATAGCTACAATGAAGTTATAATACTCTGTAACAGCACATACATCTTTGCCTTCGTTATTCTTATACGTTTCCCAAGAGTCAGCACGCTTAGCTAGTGTACTCTGTGGATCTACAGAACGTCCTAGAATGCGTTCTTCTTTAGGAACATTACGAACACGATTCCATTCAATCCATTCAAGCCACTTCATCATGGGAACAATAAACTTACCAGAAGTCTTTGCCTTAATAATCTCACTATGTGTGCTACTATCAATTACTGTACCAGATGGATATTTACCATCTACTACGTCTGGCGATAGGGCTTGTAATATTGTTGCGCGAGGAAGTAGATGGTCCTTCCTCCGCATATCCTTAAAGTCATCATCAGCACCATCGAAAAGTGATAGTACGTTTGTACCAGTGGTAGGTACACTCAGTTGATCGGTCATTTTGACCTCCTTGTGATTTTATTATACCGTGGTTTTTGTAAAAGTCAAGATGGAATGTTTACCAATATTGATCTACAGACTGTGCAATACTATGTATCTTATCTAATGCTTTACGTGCCTTATAAAGCTCTATTATAAGTGCAGCGTGTAAACTATCTATTGGCGGTTTAGACACTTCGCTATATCGTTTGACGGTTGTATTAAGCGGTGTAATAGCGTCCTCTTTTTCACCTACATTCATACATACTACAGAGTATTCCCTATTAACATGTAAGATTATATTGTTCATTTAACACCATCTATAGAGTCAGCCATACTATTAAGTAGCTTAGCTACTGCTCGTGCAGACGATGTATCTATAGTGGTGCTACTATCAGTAGTATTATATGAGGTACTAATAGCTAAACGAACCATAGGTGTTACAGATCCTGGTTGTACTGGATCATTATTTTTAGTAACATACGCTATACCTACTGATACGTGAGGGTCGTTCATAGCTTACTCCTTGTGGGTATTAAGATTTCTTCCATGACAGCCAGCCGAACATACGGACAGCTAAATAGAAAATTATACATGTATAAATACGACAACCTGTACTACGCATTAATCTATATAACCATTTATCTGCGTCATGCCTAGTGTACTCTACAACAAAGTATGGAGATATACATTCAACTTTTCCAGCTTTAGCGTATAGATGATCATGGAATACAGATGGATACGAGTATCTACCGTGCCTAGGGTATATACTAGCTAGTAGTTTAGGTATACTCGCCATATTTGTTGTAGTTCCAGACGGAACAAGCACACATAAATGGTCGTCTATAGCTAGTATATCTTTTTGAGTTACTAGTACACTATCAGCTATATTATGTTCTGTTATTAATTTACCAAATATTGTTACAGGTGTCATGCTTATCTCCTGTCTGCTCTAATAGCTTTGAGTTCTCTGGCTACCGCTATTGGTTGTCGATCTATCCACTCTTGTACAGCGTTGTGGTATACATAAGGTAGGTGGTTATTCGGATTACTAGATACCCATCTACTTATTGTATTATAATTAATGTTCATCTCAGAACAAGCTGTACGCATGGACATTCTAGAACGACCTAACGCTCCTAAAAATTTAATTCTTAAATCTATGGCCGCTTTAATTTCTTCTATTGGTACAACTTTACATCTACTATGTATCATATAAGCTTTTGATATGCTATGAATGCAAGTATATGAATTACCGGCCACATAATTAATATATCAATTGATGGTTCCTTTCCGTATATAGCGCACGATGTAAGCAAACCAAACCATACTGTTAGACAGTAGATACAGTTAAAAGGTTTCCATGGCCACTTGACACCTAGAGTATTTGCTGTGGCGATTGCTGCTGCGAGAGTGACGCATACGGCATAGAATATTTGCATAAAGTGTTCTGACATAAAAATGATTTCTCTTTAGTAGATGGTATTATAATAAGGCTCATCCAATAGCTACATTTAGGGCATTTAGTTTTAGTCACTATACCTTCTATGTGTGTCGGTGGAACTACTTTAGGTCTGTCTCCTGGAGCGGTGCCACTCATTATAGACTTATTGTTACCACAGTTACAGTTTCCCATATATCACCCATGACTTTCTTCTATAAGCAATACTGTTATATCTATAATTGTCTGTATATGTTCTTCTAGTTTATTAGCTTCGATAGGGTTCATGTGTGTATTGCGAACCAATGTTAACGCGGATACAGCATTCTTATGAATGTCTTTTAGTGGACTATGTTTAATAATTTTTGTAGTGTCGTTACCCATCACCTGGCCTTTCTAGTTGATAGTGTTGGTTTACTAAATACACCTATAGACGGATGAAGCTTCTTACCTTCTGCTAACTCTTTTTCAGCAAAAGATTTAAATGCATTTGCATTATAGTCTTCGTGTACTAGTTCATGTCCACGATCATGTGTTTTTAACCATTGTAACACAATAGGTTTATTGTCAGCAGTTATATTGAAATATGTTTTTTCTGATGGAGTATAGGTATATCCAGAATATTTTATACTATCTAAGTCATCTTGAAGCATTCGCTTGCTGATACGCTCAGCTAATACTGGCTCGACAACATTAGCTATCCTACCAAGCTCTTTAGCTACACTAGATAGGTAATTAACAATACTGTATAACTTGATATTATCCATTAAGTCTTTTTGCTGAAAGCCAAGTGTGAACGGTTCTACACAATTAGATAGTTCGTCTGCCACCTTGGCTAGAGCGTCTACTTGCTTGTCTAGTATTTCAAGCATCTTAGTTGACTGTTCATCTGACATTGTTTAGATCCCTTATAATATTATCGTAGAATACTTTATCTGTATTATACTCTTTTAGAGTTAGTGGTAGAATAACTCTATCTGTCGGTATGTGAACAAGGTCTACAACGAACATTTTTATAGGCTTATTAAAGTAGCAGTGTAAACCATAAGGGCTAGTAGCCATTACTCTATATCCTCTGTATGTTCAATATACTTATTATCCTTGATACTATAAGCTAAGAAGTTTACTTTGGTTCTATGTTCATGGGTAAACCAAATATACCCAGCTAGTGCAGATAGATAACTAGGTCCATTGAATATAATACGATCATTAACAGGATCGCTATTATCTAAAACTTCTTGTAACTTCTTTTGTATATGTGCTATATTAGGATCGCCTTTTATATACTTAAATATAACTTCTATCTTTGCATTCGATGGTAAAGATGCGTAGTCATAGTCTTTTTCTTCAAAAAGAATGTAAATGGTCATGATATTCCTAGCTTGTCTGGTCTTGGACCTTTGCTTATATTTATAATATACTTTAAGGCACAAGACGGATGTACCTCTTTGTTTAAATACACAACAGTAGCTGAGCTATCTACCTTATAGTTTTGTATAATACGTTTAAAGCACAATGGACACACAATATCAGTCATTAGTAGCTCCTGCTATCACAGCCATTAAATAGCTATAAGAATGATGATTTGGTCCACGATGATACATCTGAACTACAGCTTTCCAATTGTTATGTCCGTAGTGTTTATTAAGCCACTGTAGATAGCGTATTGTGCAGGTTTTAGCGTATTCCATGTCTGTAGATAGATACTTGAATTGCTCACCTTTACGTGCGATTTGTTTCCATGTTTTATAGCACATCTGATATGGACCACGCTCTCCGTGGTGTCCGATACGACGGTCAACGTATACTAATCCCTCGTCTGTGTAGTATGATCTAGTTTCTACTTTTAGTATACCACGTAAAACCCAATCTGGGACAGCACTAGCTTGTATAACTGCTATAGACAAAATAGTTATTAATAGTAGCCTCATACAACCTTCTTGGTCTTAGTGCTGTATATAGTAATAGTTATTGTTATATTTGAGTATCCTGTGTTACACACCTTGTATCTTAAATCATCTTTAAGTGTAACTTGTTGATTGATGTGTGTATATTCAGTATTGATAACTGCTACATCATTACGGGCTATCTTCGCAGATAGTTTATTAAGTAGGTTTAATGTGCCTACTTTTTTATTTGGTGTATTATACACTGTCTTTTTAGCCATATGGATTTTACTCCGTCTTATTTGAGTAGTATATGTACCGAGTCACTCATCCATCCTTCCATGTAATAAAAATTCTTTAAGCTCTCCGACGTTCTTAACACTGTCGCTTAGGTCTTTCTTTTGCTGAAGTTTGCGACAGATATATTCTTCGATTGTTCCTTTATATACATAGTCACGGTATAGAACTTTATTTACTTGACCGATACGATGGATACGTGCTTCAGCTTGTTCACGCTTACCAAAGCTAAAGTCATTGCTATAAAAGAATGATGTATGACATGGACATTTTTTAGTCCCAAGTAGTGTAAGACCAACACCACCAGATCCAGTATTCCCAATGAACACTTTGAAATCATCGTCATTGTTGAAGGCATCGACAATATCTTGTCGATCTTTCTCTTTAGTTCCTCCATCATATACACCATTCCATATGCCTAGTGAGTTTAACTTTGCAGAGATAACGCGGTTATCGTGACGGAATCTAGACCATAACACAAGCTTACCACCTTGTGCTATAAGCTCCTGAACATCCTCTAGCATCTCATTCATTTTAATATCAGCACCAGGAATCTCTATTAATGTAGTATTAAATTTTTCGTCTTGCCCCTCTTGTAGTTCGTCAGCGTAACTGATACGCTTTTCAGTACCAGTTAATAGATCAATAGCAATACGCTCTGTACTTCCTACAGTACCACAACATATCTGTGATAGACGTAACATCTGTACAATTATAAACTCTGTACTAACTTCCATACCATTATCTAACATCACACTAAATTCAGAAGATAACGCTTCATAGACCTCTGCCATTTTAGGAGGCATCTCTACATAGTGTGTATCATATAATTTATCAGGTAGGTCTAAACATTGGTCCTTACGCACAATGAAAGACATACGTGCCATATTCTCTTTAAGTTTATCTACATTTTTATACCCTTCAATCTTCTCAAGTTGCCCATCTGTATTTAATTTACAATACTCTTTCTTAAATCCAACAAAGGTATTAAATCCAAGAGCGCCACGTCGTAGTATTTCAAACTGCGACCACACATCTAGTATTGTATTACTAACTGGTGTACCAGTAAGTATACGTCGCATTGACGAACACTCTGCTAACTTAATCAAGGCTTTCCACCGTTTAGACTCTGGATTCTTTATATACTGTGACTCATCACATACAAGCATAGTAGGCTTTAACATCTTTAATGCGTCTAGCATACCAGGTACTGAGTCATAACTTACAATGAACCACTTGATTTTAGTAGGCTCAGAGAACGCCGCTGACATCGAATCAATAGAATTAAGCTCACCTTTTAGCTGAACAATAGTAGAGTAGAATAGATCACATGGAATATTCTGTTGTATCTCTCGCTCCCAATTAGTCATAAGTGACTTAGGGCATACGACAACTATTTTAAGTATTTGTTTTTCTTCTAGACGAAGAATGTAGTTCCATACTTCATCTATAACCATCTTGGTTTTACCAGTACCCATCTCACATAGATGCGCGAAATACTCTGATCCATATGCAGCCTCTGCGCCAACTCTTTGATGCATGAATGGCTTGCGAATAGATGGATAGCTGAAGTCAGATCCTACATCATTAAATATATACTCCCACCTACGCTTAGCTTTAGCCGTGTCTACTTTAGCTGTCAGCTCCTCATATGTAGTAAGTATAAGAGCGGTTTCACTAAGAGTATATTCATGCTTTTGCCAGGTACGCTTCAAATAATCTAAATTAGTCTTGTTACACTTGACAGCCCACCCACCAGTACCATCAATACGACGCCACTTTACTTCTGCGAATCCTTGAAACAGTGAATGCTGTATTGTATCTGAATAATCATTTGGTATAATAAATAGTGTTTGCTCATCTAATGCATCTACTGCAAACTTTGGTTCTTCTATTTTTAACTCGTCATCTGATACTTTAACTCTGGCCATGATAGTCCTATTCGTAGTAGGGTGATCGCATACCCCATGGAAGATTAGATAATAGTTTACAGCTATTTACCCATAAATCAAACGATACTTTATGTGCAGAAACTATACAACATGTGTCTGGTTTTTCAGCAATCTGTGCGATTATTAAACAGTGTGCTGCTCTACGCCATAACTGATTGGTTATAACATTTATTTGCGCACCACGTAGCAGACGTTTTATACTTTCTCTATCTGGCATATCTGTACCACGATACACCTTTAATTCTACTTTAGTATCACACCCATATTTAGATGTAATAGTTAAATCTGGCTGCCCACTTTGATATAGTCCACCTACAACAGCTATAGCATAAGCACCATTCTTACGAAGCTCTGCTAAATAGTTATCTTGAAAGTGATTTTCGTTTCTTCCGAAGCTCATATAATCCTCACATACCCCTCTATGCAAAGCGGTACATCTTTAGGATTTACCTCAAACTCATCCCCACTACCATTAGAGTACATACTCTTAAAGACAGTACCAGTAACAGAGTCTTGAGTATAAGTGATAGAGTCGGTCTTATCTGTTAATCGTACAAATTTACGAAGTATCATTGATAGCTCCTAATCGTACTCTGACGTGTTTAAGTCTGGAAAGCCGTCTTTAGCTAGTATGTTTTTAATCTCTGCTATTTTACTATCTAATGCATCGAACACAGATTTTATACTATATGCATCTTTAAAGACTGTATCGTCGTACATGACCATAGTACATCTTACAAGCTTATTGTAGGTATCCCAACTTTTAAGTCCACGAGTATGTGCATATACATCTGCTACATCTAAAGCCATTAATTTTATTAGGTTGGACTTACGATTTCTAGCCGTAACTACAAGATGGTGTTCATACGCAGGAGTCATAAAAATTTCTGGTGCGTTACAAGCCACTGCGCACAATGTATGAGCATTATCTACAGTAACCTCTTTGTTTATCTTCTTGAATACTGTAACTAGTGACTCAGTACCCATACATGTGCGCAGCATTATATACCCCTTCTTCGTAGTGCTTTTAGTTGTGCAGCTTTACGCTTTATCTTCATCCGCTCTTTACGTCTACTTTCTCTACGCATACGTTCCAAATCTTTCTGTAGACGTTTCACTAACAGAACAGCATCTCTATGCTTATTCTCTTGTAGTGTTTTAAGCTGTATATTTATACTAGCAACTACAGCTAAGTGCTCGTCGTGTGCGTCGATGTCTATTAATGTAGTTAGATTATAGTACCAATTAGTAAGCTTGCTAGGACTACTACAAACATCTGTTGGCCAAGACAGTAACATGTCTTGCATCCATTCAAATGTCTTATCACTAAAATTACGTTGCGTAACTTCACGTAATAAAGCTATATAACTTTTTTCAGCCGCTACTAATTCCCATAGTGAAGATGTAGTAGGTATATTTACCTTAATACATCTCCACTCTTTATTAGATAAATAACATTCCTCTTTCGTATGTGGATGCCACGTTTTATACCGTAACATTGCACTATATTACTCAGAGTCGTTACCAAACTCTAGATCCTGTCCATAATCTTCATCGAACAATTCTTCTTCATCTACCTTATTTACAGTAATAACTAATTTAGTACCCTTATCTGTAAATTGTATCTCTATATTATCGGTATCTACACCTAGTGTTTCTGACAGTGTATTAAGTAGGTCGTTTAAAGTAGCCATGGTGTATCTTAGTTAGTTGTGACTGGTAGCAACACAGAGTCGTGTGGAAGCCTTCGCATAAGCTTTACTAGTTCCGCTTCATGCTCATTAGGATATATAGTAGCATCAGCCTTACGCTTCTGCCATAGGCCACACTGCCAAAAGCCGTGGTCTTTATGATAAATTACAACACGTTCGTCTGCCATGGTATACCTTAGATGTAAATCTTTTTAAGGTTAGAGAAACTATTATACAAATTATGCACATCAATTTCATCTTGCTTCGAGCACGCCAGGATAGATAGTGCTTTTAATAGAAGTCTATCCGCTTCCATATGTGCAAATTCAATGTCTGCTACATCATGTAGTGCATCCATACGCATTACACAGTCTTCTACTGTTTCTGGCTCTTTTTGAAGCCAGCCTAACTCAACGGCTAG